GCGCCGTCCGGGGCCGCGCAGACCCCCCGGGGAGGGGGTTGCTGGGGGGTGTTTCCGCAGGTCAGAGGCTTGCGCGCTGGTCGCCGTTTCCGCAGGTCAGGGCACGTTTCGCGCCTCCAGCTAACTTTCGACCGGTTTTCGATCAGGTGTTCGATCCGCGGGCCTCGGCGCGGGACTTCGGCGCGTGGCATGCCTTGCATAGGGTGCGCATGTTGTCGAGTGTGTCTGTGCCGCCGCGTGATCGGGGTTGGATGTGGTCGGCGTGGAGTTGTCCACTGCCGGGAGTCGCGGTGTGTCCGCAGCTTTGGCAGGTCCAATTGTCGCGCCGGAAGGTGGCTCGCTGCAACCAGTGTGGGACTTTGCGTCCTTGGTGGTTGCCCCAGCGGTGTGTGGTGTGTTGGGGGCATGTGCCGGTTGTGGTGAGTGTGGTGCAGCCTGCGTGTCGGCAGACCTTAGGCGCGCGTGGCATCAGATTGGTTGGGTGTCGGTGGTCCAGGTGTCGCGTGTTCCGTGTTGCCATGCGACGCGGCCTGGTGTTCGTGGTTGGTTGTCGTTTCTGGTGGCGATCATTGGCGTCTCGTCTGCGTGATCGATGAGGCTGGGCCATGTGTAGGCGATGGTGTGGCTTTGGTGGCGTGCCCATGCGCTGATTGCTTCGTCGATGGGTTTGCCGTTGGGCAGGTTGTTGAGCATGTGGGGTACGAGGTCGGCGTGTATGGCGATTCCGACTGCGTGGAGTAGTCGTCGGCAGGTGAGCCAGTGTGCTGTGGTGTCAGCGGCTTTGGCGATGCGTTGTTGGTATTCGCGGGGTCGTTCTCGCCCGAGGTAGAGGCTGACCACTGGGCTGGGTGCCACTGCTAGCGCTGCGTCGAGCTGGTCGCGGAAGTTGTTGCACGGTATGGCGTCGTCCTCGAGGACCACGAGCCAGTCTGTGTTGTGGCGGGTGAGGTGTTGCCACACTTTGCGGTGGTTGGCTTCGCATCCGAGTGCGCCGTTGTCGATGCTCATGTATGCGGCGCCCACGGTTTCCATGAGCCGGTGTGCTTGTTCGGCGCGTTTGGTGTGGGCCACGATGCCGATGGTGTGGGTCATCGTGGCCTTATGCGTGTGGTTTTCACGGCGACAGTGGTGTGTGGTGTGAGTCGTGGTGTGATGCTGCCGTAGTCGTATTCGGGGTCGATGGCGATGGAGCATCTGACCCAGCCGCTGGATTGGATTTTCTCGACGGTGCCTTCGTGTTCGAGTCCGTTGAAGTCGACCCATACGTTGTCGCCGGGTTTCATGCTCCGCTCCATTGTCATTCGTCCCAGTAGGGTCCGGGGCACGACGGCCATGGTCCGTTCCAGTGCACGCCGTCTGGGCCGAGTCCGGGCCAGGCGGGTTCGACTCCGGCGGCGCGTGCGCCGTAGAGGTCATAGGAGCGGTTTCCGGTCGCGAGTGTGAGGTTCTCGAAATCGATGAGCAGCACGCCGCGGTCGGGGTGTACGACGACGTTGATCAGGCAGGGGTCGCAGTGCCACCAGCCGGCGGCGTGGATGGCGGCGAGCAGATCCCACAGCGGCTCGGCGTAGCGCCGGGACCAGTTGGGGTGGATGTTGAGGATCGGGGTGCAGCGTTCGACCTCAATCCACATGGGCCCGAAGTCGATGAGTTTGGGCGTGGCCCATGGCATCGTGCGGTATGCCTGTAGTTCTTTCTCCCAGGCGATCTGCTTGGTGAACTGCTTGTGCACGGTGCGTCGGTGGATCGTGACCATGGGCCTCGCGACCATTGTTACTTGTGCCTCCACCATGACCAGTCGTTGCGTTCGTTGGCCTTGAAGACCGTCACCACCTGGGGTCCGTGGATGAGTTGGTCGGCGTGTTTGGTATAGGCAACGTAGTTGAGTGTCGCCATGTCGCCGATGATTGTTCCCGGGGCGTCGTCTTTGTGCCAGACGCGCCGAAGTTGGTCTTCGTGGTCGGCGGCCATGTCGTGTGCGAATGCCATGACGGTTTCCCGGTCGCCGCCCACGATCCCCGCGTTCAGTAGGGTGCGGTCGGCGTGGGTGTCGATGAACTGTTGCAGGTGTGTGGCTTTGTGGTTGTTGCGCATCCAGTCGATCCCCACAACGGCGGGTTCGTGCCCGGTGTACAGCTTCCTGGGTTGCATGTGTTCCCACGGAGGGGTGAGCATTTCGACGTCGGTGCCGTCTACGCACCACACCCATTTGACGTCGGGGTTGGCGCGGAGCCATTGGTAGTACAGATACCAGCGCGCGAAGTATGGGTTATCGACTGGGCTGGTGACTCGCTCGAATGACGCCTGCGGGTGGGTGAGTGGGTTGTCGCACAGCACAACGGTTTCACCTCCAGTGATGGAGGTGATCAGCGTTTCGAGCAGTTTGACGTCGGGCCGCATGCGGGTGTTGCGCTGCGGGTCAGGTTTGTTCGACAGCAGGCAGGTGAGCACGACGCGGCGGTCGGGTGCCACTACGGGGATGTGGTGGCTGCTGGTGTAGTGGTGCTGCCAGTACAACTCGGCATTGCGGGCGGCGACGGCTTTGCGTTCCTCGGTCGGGACGGAACGCTTTACTTCCAGGTGCTCGTCCATGGAGTGGATGAGCTTGTTGGATCCGCAGACGTCGCCGTAGCGGAACGAGGTGAGACCGGCGTTGTAGATGCGATCGGACCACGACGGGTGTTCCCATCCCCAACCGCCGAATTCAGGGTCGAGTCCGCCGACGCGTTCGATGACGCTGCGGTGTGCGTAGATCATGCAGCCACGCGCCCCGGACAGTGCGAAGTGGCGGCCGTCGTCGTAGACCTTCGTGACGTCGTTGAGTTTCCGTCCGCCGGCGAGGTCGATGAACTGGTACATCAGGTGCGGCTCGGGTGAGTCGATGTAGGGCTGAAACCAGTTGTCGGCGATCGGGTAGCAGTCGTCGTCGAACAGGAAGATGTGTTCGCAGCCGTTGAGGAGTTCGAGGCATTTGTTTTTGGCTCGGGCAATGCCTGCTCGTTGAGTGAATCGGTAGGTCGCTGCTGGGTATGGTTCGTCGCTGGCGTCGTCGACGATGGCGAGTTTGGCGTTGGGTGTGCGGCGGCGAATGTGGGCGATTGTCTCGTCGGCGATGGTGTTCCGGTTGCGGGTGGTGACTCCGATTCCGATTGGAGTTCCGTTAGTGGTTTCGGGAACGTATCGGGTTCCGTTGATCACGACGTCGGTCATGTGTGGGCTCAGTTCGTCACTCGTACCATTCGCCGCAGTCTGGGCAGTCCGCGTCGCCGCAGTAGCAGATGTTGCGGTCTGTGGTTCGTCCGGTTTTGCGTTCGCGGTGCCGGTTTCGGTGCGGCTGGGCGGCGTTGGATCTGCGCAGCTCCTGGCGGGCGCGGGCTGCCTCATCCATTGGTGCAGTCCATCGTCCAGCCGTTCTTGCGTGTGGTCACGCGGATTGTGGTGTCCTCGTGTTTCGCCCCGGCCATCGCGAGGGTGGCCGTCTTCGCTAGCGCGGCCATGATCGGCAGCATCCAAGGCTCGTTGGGTCCAGCTTTCTGGACCGCTTGAACATCAGGTGGCGTGGTGGTCCACTGGCCGGGATCGGCGTGCATGAGCACTTTCCCGTCAACTTCGATGTGGATCACTGTTCGACCGCTTTCCGCAAGGCTCGTTTGGGAACGATGACGTCGTTGCTTGTTTTGTCGATGGTGATCGACAGCACGGGCGGGGCTGCGGGTGTGGTTCGGATGTTGATGACGCGGTGCCCGGTCGGTGCGTCGGCCGCTTTCTGGCGCAGCTGTTCTGCTTCTTCGCGTGTGAGGATCACATAGTTTTGTGTGATCGCCGCGGCGAGTGCTTCCGCGACCAGTTTCGGGGTATCGAGGTGCGGTAGACCTGATTCTTCAGCGAACTGGCCGGCGAGTTCCGGGGGGACACTGATAGGTCGTAGTCCCGGCAGGAGGATCGGGAAGGGTTTGGTGTTTTCGTCGCCGGGGTGAACCAGGTTGTTCAGCGTGCGGTTAAGGAAGTCCGTGAGGTCTGTGAGGCTGCTCATTTGGGATATTCGCCTGCGAGGCCGTCACTGATTCTGTCGGCACACCCTTCGCCACCGATCGTTCCTGCACCGTCCTGCAGATTGATTCGCCACGAGTCAGGATCGATATCGTTGGGGACTCGGCATGCTTTGCCGCAGGGGGCGAAACGGACACGATCGCAGGTGTCGCAAATGCGGAGGTGTTTGAGCGGCATCAGACGTCCGCCTCATACGTGGCTTCGGTGTACTGCGCGTCCTGCGAATCAGGCAGCGAGTACGGAACCACGTTATTGACGACAGTGGACGGGCCTTTGACGCCACGTGCGTCGAGTTCCTGCGCGATGATCGCGCGGATGCCATCCATGAAGATCTCGGCGAAGGCTTCGCCAGCTGCGGTGAAATCGATCGGGTCGCTGTCCGGCATGAGGTACTACTTCTCCTGGCTGGTGGAGCGGGGTAAACGGTCAACCAACTGGTTGAGTATGCGTTCAGCGGCGGCGATGATGTCCGGGTTGCCTGCCTGCCGTGCGAGTTTCAGGTTGAGGTGCGCGCCTTGGATGCGTTCGGTGAGCGTGCGGGGTGCGGGGAAGGTGCTCACCGGTGTCGTCGGGCCTTTGCGCGGGTGGCGTGTTCAGCTTTAGCGACGTCAAGGACGCGGTAAACGTTGTGCCCGAGTCGGTTCTTCCCGGACGGTGCGAGGGTGCCACGATTGACCCACACATAGATGGTGCTGGTGGTGACACCGCATAGTGAGGCTGCTTCGGCTGCGGTGACGAGTGTGTCGATACCGTCAGGGGTGAGGACTGCGGTTCCTGCCATCTAAGCTCGGGTCCCTTCCCGGATGTGAGCATGAAAAATGCCCACAAACCCGAAAGCTAGTCCGGGTGCGGGCATAGTTCTTCTACTGGCAGTCATCTTACATGAAAGATCAACCGGCTTGTTGTTCCGACTCGATAAGCGTGTCGAGACATACACGGATCAACCATTTGTAGTTTTTGCCGTCGGGGTCATCGCGGACGATGTAGGTGCAGTCGGGGTTGCCGCACGCGATGTAGTCGTTGCCGCCCATTCCGATGGTGCGTTCCATGGAGAGCAGTCCGCAGGACGGGCAGGGCACGGGGAGAGTGTATTTGGGTGTTTTGGTGTATCCGAGTGTTCGGATGATTCGGTGGTGTAGGTCGGGGAGTTCTTTGAGGTCGTCGTAGGTGACGAGTTGGGTGAGTTGTTCGCAGCGTGGTTCGAGGTATTTCCAGGCTGCGATGATTCGTGTTTGTTCGTTTCCTTTGGGCGGCGGGGTTTCGTTGCGTTGTTCGGCGAGGTAGTCGTGCCATGAGGTCATGACGTCGGCGATGAGTGCGGTGGTGTCGCTGGCCCATTCTGCGGGGTGTCCGTAGGTGTGGGTTTTGGTGCGGCGGGGGGTTTGTCGGTGTGGTGGTGTGGGGAGTTGGATGTGGAGTTGGAGCCAGTCGATGGTGAGTCTGTAGAGGGTGTGGCGGAGTTTGTTGGGGTCCATGTGTTTGGGTTTGGTGGGTGTTTCCACATCGTCAGTCATCATTTGTGGTGTCCTTTGCAGTCGGTGGAATGCTCGGTGCGGGGCTGGAAACACACCGGGCAAACAGGGCTCTCGTGGATGAATCGAGCCTGGGCAGCGAGAATCACAGACAAAGTCACGGCTGCGCCTCCAGTTCCCTGATGCGGGCTACGAGTGCGCGGATCAGGTCGTGCTCGCTGTACCTTGGGTCCCAGGACTCATAGATCGGGATGGCGTGATCGTGGTGCATGTCGGTGCCGGGGATGGTGTCGGTGTAGCCGATCAAGGTGGCTCGCTCCGGATCGTGCCCGGACAGGAAATCGAGCAGCTCGGAGAGAGTGAACTCGCCGCCAACGCACCGGTGTTCCCCGTCGTCGGTGATCTCGATGCATGTGTCGAGGGCGTGCTCGATCTGAGTCAGTGTGAAGTCATCGACGGGGAACGGCGGAAGTTCTCGGGGGGTTTTGTCGATCATTGCTGGTCCTTTTCGGCTAGTAGTTGGGCGATAGCGATCAGAGCGTGAGTGGTCGCGGACTCGTATGCGGCTTGGCGGGCTTCTTCCCGCGCGAACTCGATGTGCTCGACGGGGGTTTCAGGTGTTTTCGGCATCAGAACGGCGGAAACCATGCCTCAACGAGGACGTCGAACGCGGCGTCAGCCATCCGCCGCCACGCGTCCTTCTCCTGCTCCGACAGGATGTTCCAGGGGAACATGCGGCCGGAGCTGGTGGTTTCGCAGATGGCTTGCGCGGCCCGCTCAACCAGAGCTGCACGCTCAGGGGTAGTCATGGTTTTCCTTTCGTGAGCCATTCCGCCCACCCCTGATCCACCACAGGCCGCGGTGGTGTGGTGTCCGGGATGATGTGAATATCCGTATGCCCCGACGCGATGGCGTGGCGGTCTGCTTTCCACTGAGCGCAGTCTTCGCACGACTGGTCCCAGACACGGTTGCACTCCCGACAATGAACCTGAATCACGCGATCGCCTCCCGCATGCAGTCGGTGCACCGCGTCAACCCACACATCGGGAATGCAGCATTGGTGGTCCAACCCAACGTCTTTCCGTTATCTGGGGTCATCGTCAGCTGTATCCGCTTGTGCCTTGTTGGGCGAGGTGTCGTAATCGAAAACAACCAACATGTCGGTGTTTCCACTTAGGACGGGGCAATCCTCAGGTGGGTGTACCACCAGGCAGGCAGGACACGAGTGATCCTCAGTGAACGGCCCGTAGTGTTTGGTTGGGATCAAAGCGAAGGTCGACGCCTCATCCTGCGGCCTGGTACGAATCCACCCGCCGTAGTCATAGTGCCACCGGGCGTTGAACCTATCGCGCCAAGCACGATCGCGGTGTTCAGGGCTCAAGTGCTGGACGTCTGATCCATGCTCTGTGGTCGGCATAGTCGTCATCTCCCTACGAGTGTCGGTAATCGGAAACATGTGTGCGCTGTCAGATCGGCTGCCTACCTGGAGAAACGGCGACGATCATCGAATCAACCCCTGATAATCTGCGTCCACGGCCCTTTGGTCACGCCTTCCAGCGCAGCCTTGGCGCGCTCAACAACATCACTCATCAGGTATCTCCATCCAGTGGGTAACGAATCGGGTTGCAGGCTCTGGCGCGCCCAGCTCGAAGATGCTCTCGATTACGCGGGTTTCCCGCCTGAGTCCTCCGAGGGCTCTGTCGATCTCGGCGGCGACGTGGGCCTCGAAATCGTCGAGCGAACCGCCGCGGAAATCACATTCACCCACCCGCGTACCCTGGCAGTGGGAGTGTCCAGTTTCCAGGTTTAACGTCCGCCGGTGTCGGCGCTGAACCGCGATCATGATCTTCTGCGCGTCCCCGCTCATGCTTCCTCCCCAACCAATTTGCGCAGCCGCTCAACCTCGGCCACCAGTTCAGGGATGAGAGTGCGCGCGGCGGCAATGAACTCAGCCACTGGGAGGTCTTCGCAGTGAGCCACCCATCCGCCGTTTGGACTGTCCACGTCGTACCACTCATCCGCCGAGTCATAGTGGTGGGCTTCGTGAATAATCGGTTCGCCATCTTCGGAGTCGATGGTCCACGGCCCATCTCCGATACTTTCCAGCGCGGCTTTTGCGCGGGTTACCGGGTCGCTCATGCTTCCTCCCCTGCAGCCCGGATGACGAACAGCCACCGGCGGGCCTGCCGCGCCCAGTCGGACCTAGCCTCTTCGGATAACCGATCCCAGCGGGAACCGTCGCAGCCCGACCAGACCCACGCGTCGTAATAGGCGCGGGCAAGCCTCCGGGCCTCTTCCCCGGTCACCCCCAGGTCAGCCATGGTGTTCCTCCCCTGCAGCCACAACCGCAGCAGCAGCGAGAAGATCGGCCGCCAGAATTCGGGCCTCGTCTGGATTCATGCATCGCCCAGGATCATCGAGAGTGACGAGACGGTTCTCCCCGCGAACTTGGGGGATCTTTCTCCAAGCGGTAGCGCGCCGGAATGACGTGCTCACAGTCCCGGAGTGCGTCGCTTCGGGTAGTTGGATTACCGCCACACCCGGAAGGGACAGGAGAGCGTCAGCAAGGATCTCGCCCGGATCAACTCGACAATCCGACGAGCCTCCGACGATCCGGTAATACGACCGGCTGAGTGCTTCTGTGAGTACTGCGCGCAACTCGGGGTTGTTCATTCGTCGCCTTTCGGTTCTCGGTTTCTGTCTGTGAGCCGCCCGAAGTGGATGACCCGACCGGGCAGCGGCTTCCCCGGACGAATCGTGTTGCTGCAGGGTGTGCCTTTGGGGGCTTTGCAGATGTCACACGACCTGCACGACACCGCCTCCAGGACACGCGGATCATCCGAAGACGACACAAACAACGTCATCAGTCCGGCCACCTGCCGATAAGCAGGTTGTGTGGCCGGTTGTGTGGCCAACCCTTACCGACACATATGTGCGCCTCAAACAACTCCCACGTCCAGCGTTTCCCACCCCACTCGATGTGAACGAATAACCGATCTCCGTCCACGCTGGCGCTGTCTACCCGTCCGCCCTTCATGAGGAAAGGCGTGGGTCCGTTGTTCAACAGCAGGTCCACGTAACCGGTTGTTGCCAACATCAGATGACCGACTTCGCCTCGGTCTGGTCGGGGGTCGGAGTGTTCGATGACGCCCCAGTCGCATTCCCACCAGTGGCTGCATTGGATCTCTTCGTCCGGTCCGTACGGTCCGGGGCATTTGCATGGTCCGCGCGTTCCGCGGCGAATCTCGAGGCTCACTGTTCGTCTCCTGTTGTTGATTGCGGGGGCTGTACGCCACGCTGAGCGACTTTCGGGGCAGGGTCGGTGTCAGTGCCTTGGGAACCGGCAGAACGGGCGTCAGCGATCCTGTGCGAATGAGCCGGAAACGCCTCCAACACCTTCAACACCCGCCCCTTCCCATCCCGAACCACACACGGCTCACCCACCCCAGCGCGACAATCACGACACCCAACCTTCAACGCCTCCTGATGGATCGTCGTCCCACGCCAGTCCTTCACAGCGCCACACCCAAACCGGCCGACGGTTCTTCATGGAAGACACAGCGGACCATTCCCTCCGGGGTTTCGATCAACCCGTTGGCGTCGCACTCCGTGCAGGCTTCACGAGCAGACTTGATGGCCCGCCTCAACGTCAGCTCGTCCCGTTTCCTTGCGGCTGCCCATGCGTCGTGTGCCCGACGCGCGTCAGCGCAGTCGCGGCACTTCGGTGGGTTCGGGTGATTGATATGGGCGGGGCAACGCAATGGGGGCTCCTGGTGACCTTCCGTACTTACGTAACCCCCTAAGGAGTTGGAGAAGGAGAAAGGAGCAGGAGTAGGAGTAGCCCCGGGGTTAGACGGGGGGTTAACCCCATCCCCCTGCTTAACCATTGGACCGGGGGTTGGACCGGGGGTTAGCGGAGGGGTTGGACTGGGGGTTGGACCGGGGGTAAACGGCTCCAACGTGGCCGGATCAATCGCCTTCTGAGACAGCAGTTCCTTGACTGCATCCCGCTGCCACCCAGCCGACACGATCACATCACTGTTGGCTTTCGCGTCAGCCTCATTGCGGGCCTTGATCTTCTGTACCTCATGCACCACAACCCCGCGCAATGTCCTCGACGCCAACGCTGCCCGCGCGTTAGCCATCGACACAGCCATGTTCGGTTTCCTCCACAGGCCGTCGTGCTTGATCCACGACCTCAGAAGAAACTCATCGGTGTTGGTGTCGATGATCAGGAACAGATCGCGGGACAACTCTGCGGCGGCCGCCTCGACGGCCTGAACTGTCCATCCCTTGGCCATCGCGGCGATTCGGCCGGCGTGCCACTCCCCCGAACCGCAATAGGACAGTTGCGGGCTCGTCCACAACACGAAGTACAGATGTTGGGCCGGCGGGGTGAGATCCAACCAGTCATCATCACCCCAGATAGCGAGGTTGATTTCCGAGTGGTCCTTGCCAGTGGCTTTCCTGCCCATCAGGAATCACCTCCAGGAATGACTTGCAGCCGATCCCTCTGGACCTGTCGTTGCGCCTCACGGGCTCGCCCCGATCGGTGCTCGACGTGGTCACACACCGACTTGCCTCGGTACCCGGCGTGGTCGCAGAGATCGCAGGCGTAGATGGCATCCCACCGTGCTCGACGAGCCTCAGCCTCCCGATCGCGGACCACATTGGATCGTCCGAACAGGCCGCCGAAAACGTGACCGGTTGGTTCTGGGGAGAAGAGATCGGACAGAGAGGATGCAGGCTCCGGTTGCGGTTTCGGATTCGGTTCCGCGACGGGATCCTGGATCACCTTTGGTTTCGCCCGAACGACGTTGTGCAAGGGGTGCTCAACCTGGATGGCGCGGCGTTCCGCATTCTCCAGTTCCTCTCGGGTGTTGTAGTTCTCGATGCTGATGCCGGCGACATCTTCCCACCAGTCTTTAGAGTCCCGGTGGGCTTTGAACCGTTGTGGCGGGTTCATGGTGATGCCCACGTACAGCAGTTGCCCTGTCGCGCTGTAGAAGCGATACAGAACGTGAGCCACTAGTCCTCCTCTCCGTCTTCTGTGCCTTCGAATCCTGGGCATAGGCACTGCGTGTACCGGGTCATGTCATCCGCATCCACACCCAACCGGGTTCGGCATTGGGGTGTGTGGGTGGAGCGGGGATGATCACACAACAGGCACGTCATGGTGTTCCTGGATGTGTGCTCGGTGGTCGGCGAGTGCGTGGTGTCGGCGGATGAAGTGTTGGGCTTCGTCGGTGGTGGTGAATTCGGCGGTGACGGGGCGGCCTTGGGTGCGGGCGCACTCGCCGCAAGCGACGGTGATCATGCAGTGGCCTCCAGGATCATCCGGCCGATGTGCTCTCGACCTGGGGGACGACAGCGTTTCCGAAGGCTTGGATGGGATCTCGCACCATTCCACGGGGAATCCCATAAGCCACGCGAGCCACGTCGGGTTCGGCCGACCACTGCCCCCGTAGATGCGTCGCAACTGGTTGCAGATGGATTCCCCTTCGCGTTTTGTGTATCCCTTGTAATCCCTCGCCACGGGCGTGCGCCACGACGTACACGCGGCGACGTCGGTGTGGGGCACCCACGGAGCACGCTGTGACAATTGACCATTCCGCATCGAACCCGAGTTGGTGAAGGTCACCGAGCACCCATCCGAAAGCGACGGAATCTCGAATGAGAGCTGCAACGTTTTCCAGGACGACGTATCTCGGTCCCACGTGGCGTATGACTCGTGCCATGTCTGGCCACATCCATCGCTCGTCGTTGATGCCTTGTTGCTGTCCTGCAACAGAGAACGGCTGGCAGGGAAATCCTCCACAGATGAGGTCAACTCGGGGCCTTTCTTCGCTTTCCCACCACTCAACGGTGGTGCGTACATCGTCATGTCGGGGGACGTGCGGCCAGTGTTTGGCGAGGATCTGTCGGCAGTAAGGGTTGATTTCGACCTGTCCTACGACAGTCATGCCGGCGCGTTCCAAACCCAGTTCGAGTCCGCCGATGCCTGAGAACAGGGACAGGACGTTCATGGGACCTGCCAGTTGATGGTGTCTCCTTGCTGGAGAATCTGTTCCAGGTATTTGACGACGGTGACGGTGGAGTTGAAGCATTTCGGTGGTTCGGTTCCACCGGTGACGATGTAATGGGGCCACGTCCCAGAAACCGTGTACATCACCTGAACAGCCCCTTCACGAGGAAGTACGCCAGCGACGGGGGTCCGGTGAATGCGAGGACGATGTAGGCGATCGCTTCGAGTTGTTCGGGTGTGAGGTTGCTCATCGGTTCTCCTGTGTGGGTTGTGGTTTCGGTGGTGCGGGTGGTCGTGGATGCCCCCACGCGGAACGGTGCGAACGGCGACGGGCACGGAACCACAACATCGACTCGACGGTCATGACGCGTCCTCAAGGTCGAACAGGCTGGGCATGTCGCGCTGCCGCTCTTCGGCTTGCAGATACTTGACAGCATCGAAGTAGTAGCCGGGATTCAGCTCGACACCACGGCCGCGCCGACCAAGTTTCAGAGCCCGCAACGGCACGGTGCCCAGCCCGCCGAACGGGTCGAACACCAACTCGCCAGGATTCGAGAAGCGAGTGATCAGCCGGTCAACGATGTCGAACTGCAGGGGGCACACATGCATTTGGACGTTGCGGCGTTTCTGCTCCCCGTTCAAGGTGATCATCCGGTTCACGTCGTGCCACACGTGAGGTGACCACGATCCCGGGGCGATGGCCATGAACGTAGCAGGCAGGGCACCGCGACCTTCGAGTTGCTCACCGATGCGGACGTGTGACTGGTAGTCGTAGACGTCCTTCAGGCTGTGCTTGGTGAACAGTGAGGCCAACTGGTCTGGTGGCAGCGCGGCAAGCTCGTCGACTGTCAGTGACCTGTTTCCGCTCGATCGCCAGAACGCGTGCGCGTCCACCTGCCAACGTGCCCGGGTGTAGTCGTCCTTGGATTTGGCGACGGGTGTGTCGGCGTATCCCTTCGACCTGTCTGTCTGCGGTTTATGGAACAGCAGAACGTATTCCGGGGAGCCGACCCCCATCTTGGTGGCGTCTTTGCACTGCTCTGACCAGCCCAGCCGGTACGTCTGGTTGTTTTCCCGCACCACATCGGTTACGACGGTGATCATGCCGAGGTAGTCGAAGCCGTGTTTGCGGCCGTGGAAGATCGCCTCGGCGTGGAACGGGGACACGGTGGGCACGCCGGCGCCGGTGACGTTGCCGAACAAGATGCGGTCCTTGACGTGGCAGGCGTAGATCCGCCCGGGCGCGAGGATGCGCAGCAGCTGCGGTGTGAGGTAGTCCATCTGCGCCCAGAAATGCGCGTTGTCGTCGGTGTGGCCGAAGTCGTTGTAGCTCGGCGTGTACTCGTAGTGGTTGGAGAACGGAATACTGGTGACAATCAGATCCACCGAATCGTCTGCCATTCTCTCGGTTTCGAGTACGCAGTCGTTGTTGACGAACACCCACCCCTCGCCGGATGCTTCGATGCGCTCGCACCCGATGGAGCGTTGCAGCGCCTCGGAGATCGCTTCGGGGTCAAGTCCGTACTCATGAATGATGTCGGTCATCGTTGATGTCAACTCTCGGTGTTGTGCCCATTTCTCGCGGATGACCCGCACCACTTCCCGCTCGGTTTCGGAGTGGATCAAATGGGCTGTGCAGGGATGGGTTTGGCCGAACCGCTGAATCCGGTGCAAGCTCTGGATCAGATCGTTGAACTTGTGCGTGATGCCGATGTACACACAGGTGTGGGCCTGCTGCAGGTTCATGCCCTGCCCGAGCATCACTGGTTTGCCGATCAGCGCGTAGGTGTCGCGGTTCTTCCAGTCGGCCAGGCGGCGCTCCACCTCGTCCGGGTCGAGTGACCCGTACACCGATGAGAAGCTCAACCCGGCATCTTCGAGGGCCTTCTCGATGGCGCGCTGCTCGTCGTTGAGGTCGCACCAGATCACGATCTGGCCCTCGCCGTGTTCGGCGTGGTCGGTGACGATCTCGGTCAGCTTGGACAGCCGAGCATCCAGCGACCGGCGCTTTTCGGCCGCAGCCTGCGGCAGGCCGAGGTTCACCCCGCGCACCAACTGGCCCTGCCCGTCACGCTCGAAATCGAAGTCGTCAGCCGGCGGATCAACCTCATGCCACAGCACCTCCAGCGGCGGAAGGTCATAGCCGGTGGCGTCGTGACCGAGGTCGGCCGGTGATTGCACGAACGCCGCCCACGTGTTCAGCCACAGCCAGAACTCGTGTTCTTTATGCGGGTAGAGGGTGAGGTTGTTCGCCTTCGTCGAGTCCCGTTGGAACCAACGCGTGAGCGCCGCCCCGGTGTCCATCACCCCGAGATAGCCCGCGTAGTGGATCAGCTCCTTGTACCGGTTCGGTGACGGCGTGGCGGTGGCGACGTACCGGTACGGCACCGCGTCGAACAGCTCTAGGAACGACTGGTAGGTCTTGGACCCGAAAGACCGCAGCACGCTCGCCTCATCGAGTGAGACGGCCGTGAACAGTGTCGGGTCCAACTTTCCGTCGCGGACACTCTCATAGTTGGTGAGATAGATTCCGTCGCCGCCGACTTCGTCTGTACGGCGAACGAACCGGGTTTCGATGCCTAGCATTTGGGCGTCGTGGGCGAACTCGATCCGCACGCCCAGCGGCATCACGATCAGACCTTTACCACCGCCATGCTTGGCTAGCGACAGGCGCACGATCTCCAGCTGCATCACGGTCTTGCCCAGGCCGAACGCCGCGAAGATCGCGCGCCTACCCCCGGCGACCGCCCAACGCACCAGATCGCGCTGGTGCGGCAACAACATCGAGTGAATCTCGCCCGGGTCAACCTGATGGCCATAGGTGTTGTCGAACCGAGCCTTGGCGGCCACAAACTCGGTATATGACACGTGGCCGGTCACTTCGCAGCCTCCACAGTGTTAGGTATCCGGTAGGTGTTTCCGTCGTCGTCGAGCAGCACCCATTGGCCGCGGTACAGGACGGGAATATCGATAGGTGATTGGGTTTGACGAACAAGCCACCCGTCAGCGAAAGCTTGCGTCCGATAGGACTCCGCCCAACGATGACAGGCACCGCAAGCCCACAGCCCGTTGGACGCCAGATTGGTGTCATCGCGGCGAGATCCGCCAAGACCACGGGGCCTGCGATGGTGTGCAGTAGCGTCTGAGGCATACTCATTGCAGCGTTCACACCGCCCTTGGGCGCGGGTCCAGATCAGTTCCTTGGTTTCCGGGGAGAACCCCGTATACCTGCGGCTCATGCGGGGGCACCGTTCTCCATGAGGTCGTCAATGAACTCCCGCAACTGGGCAGGTTTCGCGTTCCTCGCCGTCACCTTGTACTTGCCGTAGAACTGGGCGGCCACCGTCTTCTCATCGAGCGTCAGAGCTGCGCACGCATCCCCCAGCTCGTGGAGCAGAGCGTTGCGTTCAGCCACCGTAGGATCCGGCGGTGCCGGGGCGTCTGGGTCTCCCTTGCACCACAAGTCGAGAGCCGCACCGAACCGCATGCCCGCGTTCCTGAGTGCGTCGCCGATGGCTTCTTTGACGGCGTTGGGGCCTTTCTTCCCGCCGGCGTCGCCGTATCCGATGCGGGTCACACCGCACAGGGTGAGTCGGATCCACAGCCCACCATGCTCATCCAGCAGGGGTAGCCCGTTGTCCCCGACGGCGAACGGCTCCCACGTCCACAGTGGGTCCACGTCCAGGAATCGGGCGGTGAGGTAGCCGTGGCCAAGGAAGTCGAGAGTGATGCCGCCCTTGGGGAGTTTCCCGATCTGGTTCGGCGGGAAAGGTTCCCGGAGCTTCGCAAGTCCTTCCACATCAGGTTCGCTCATCGCGCAGCCTTCCTCAGTCGATACTCCGCAGCAGCAGCGGCGGCAGCGGCCATCGCGGCGTCCAACGTTTCCTCATACCCCCACGCCAAAACCCGCGCACACGTGTTGTCCTCAACAGACCAACGGAAATCACCCGCCACATCGGACGGATTGATCCACGCGTTGCGCCGATCACCGGGCAGTACCGCACGCCACCTACCGGGGCCAACAAAACCGGTGAACCACTCCCACGTGAGGGTCTGGCCTTCGCTACTCATGCTGTCCACCTGTCCGCCAGCCGGTCCAACGAGCCGATCACCGCATCAACCCGAGACAACGCCTTGGACACGACTTCCAAATTCAGTTCCAGCGCTTCACGATCCAGGAACGGCAACTGCGGCCCCTCCGACAACAGCTCATGCAAAGCACACCTCGCGTCATCCAGGGCGGCTGCGCCGGCTTTCGCGTCATCCCTCGCAGTGATGACCCTCGTATCAGTGATCATTCGTCTTCCTTGTCTTGGTATTTGGAGCAGCGGCAGCGTTCATGCCCAGCGGGGCCGTGATAGTTGGTGGCTTCACAACTGGTGTCCCACACTTGGCGGAACCGATCCCACGCATACCTGTGCCAGGACCGGTTGTGCCCACACCTGCACATCACGACGCCTCCAGTCGGCGGAACCGCGCCATCAACGACTGATATTCGGCGATCTGCTTGGGCTTCCACGCCCGCCCAGGAAAGTGCTTCTCAATGGTGGTGCGGGACACCCCCAATGTGCGGGCAACCTCCTGGTAGGGGGCGCCGTCCTCGAGGAGGTATTCGGCGAACTCCAGCTGGTCTGCGGTGAGTGGGGTGAACCTGTCAGGGTTCATCACCCGCGCATCGGCTGCGGCCCTCACACGAGTAACCGTGCGTGGTGAGCACCCCACAACCTCGCCGATGTGTTTGGCGGAGAACCCGTCACGAGTCATCGACAGGATCATCTTCACCTGCTCATTGGTAAGTCGGGTTCCGTTGCTCATGCGACCTGCTCCACTTCCTCAGTGATCCACGCGAACGGATCCTCCACATCAGGGATGCCAGCCAACGCGGCCATGAGTAGTTGGGTGCGCTGGTCCTCGGGAAGCTTGGTGAGGTAGTCCCACACGCCGATGGAGTCGCCGACACGGATACGCCTGGACAGCCACACAACGGTTGCGGCGGTTTGCGATTCCCAATCAGCTGCCACCGACTGGCCCGACATAGGGCATTCCTGCAGCAGCTTGTCCGGGTGTGCTTCCATAATCCCGGTGTGGATCACCCACGCGGCTTGACCACACAGGGGGCACTGCTGCTGTTCTGCGTCGGCCAAGTCGGCACGATCACGTTCGATGGTTCGAACGGTGCAGAACGATCGGCGCGCCAGCTCAACTTCAGGGAGGTTCGGGCGGCGACGCACCAACATTCGACGCTCATCGGTGTTGAGCCGCATCGGTGTTCCGTTGGAGGCGCACTCGACAGCGAACCAGTCGATGTTCATGCTCCCCGCCTCTGCTGTCGGCGAGCCAACGCATAGGCACGGTTCTTGCATTTCGTGGAGCAATACTTGGCGCGGCGGTGTTTCGGTGTGAAGTCGCTACCGCAGATCGCGCAAGGCATCATTTTGCGTTGGTTCACCGGGGTCATTTCTCCACGCCTGATAGCGCGTCGTTCCTTCTCCGTGAATCCACCCCAAATACCCCAACCCTCATTGTTTTCCAGGGCGTATTCGAGGCAGCGTGCTTGTGCGGGGCATTTCCAGCAGGTTTCTTTGGCGTCGTCGTTGCGGATTCCTTTCTCGGGGAACCACGCCTCCGGGTCGATCTGTGTGCAGATCGCGTCGCGGCGCCAGTCTTCGGTGTGAACTTCAGCCAACCGGATGAACGGGGAATTCGGCATCACACCCACCCCGTGCCGCTCAAATGTTCAGGGCAGAACGATGCGGTGGCGGCACCCACGAAATACCCTGAGTCATACAGGTCCAGGTTGGAGTTGTTGTACACGAAGACTGAGGCTTCGTACATGGTGTATCCGGTGTCGAGGACGTCGCAAACGGCTTTCCCGGCGTTGATGACGGCGGGTTTGGAGCTGTAGGTGATGCCTTCGGAGTCAAGTGCCATAACGAACGCGTCGGATGTGATGTCTGCTTTGGCTTCTGGTGCGGCGAGTCCGGGGCCGATGATGCCCGCGGCGATCAACAGGGGCATCGTCCACCAGTACTTCCAATGAGCCATTGGTCACTCACCCCCACCCAAGCGCATCAACGAGCGGACACCGAGAAAAGCTGAGATAAAAGCCATGACGACGTGGATGGAAGCTTCCACCATTCGATCGTCAGACAGGGCGAATGACATGTTGGCGAGGGCCAGCGGAACACCGATGACTGCTGCCCAGATGATGAAGAAGTCGACGGTGCGGGCGTTCATGCTGCGTCTCCCTCGGTGAGGTAGTCACGCAACAACCCGACAACAGCGTCGCCGTTCATCTGCTCCCAGATCGTCGGCTCGTTCTCCCAGTGCACCGGCGGCAGGAACGGGCGGAACCACGACACACTCTCCGTGTGGATCAACACCAACTCCGCCAAATCCTCCAACTCCTTGAGAAGGTCCAGGTCAGCCATCGGAGGATTGGTGGTGACGGGCAGGTCAGCCCAGTTGGTTTGGTGATGGTCCCACCATGCGGGTTTAGAATCTGGGGTTAGCATCGGAAGCGTCCTTTCTTTGGTTGTGTTGTTTCCGGTGTTAGGGCCGTCGTCCCGCGCAATGGGGCGGCGGCCCGCCTGCGTCAGCCGTGGATCCGCGCCAGAGCGGAATTGATATCTGCTGCGTCAATCTCGGTTTCAGGGTCGATGTCGGCGAGTTCGCGCCACCGGGTAATCGACTGCCGCGTGAACTCGATGAGTGCGCCGCTCTCTGCGGCGCTCCATGCGGCGCACCCTGCGGCACTCCGTGCGGCTCTCCCTGCGGCGTACCCTGCGGCGCTCCATGCGGCGCTCCATGCGGCGTACCGTGCGGCGCTCTCTGCGGCGTACCCTGCGGCGCACCCTGCGGCACTCCGTGCGGCGCTCCATGCTGCGTTCCGTGCGGCGCTCTCTGCGGCCCACGCAAACGGCACCTGACCCGCCGCCGCCTGACGGTGCAAATCCGCAATCTCGCGGATCGCCACCGCACCAACCTCATCCGCGAACCGGACGGCGCCCCACTCTGTGGAGTCCAGCATGTCGGCAATCCACAACGCGTGGACAGCATCCGAAACACCTGCAGTGCCGACTGTCTTCCAACCCAAGTCGAGAACCAGCACACTGTTCTCGGGTGATAGAAATCCGTCAGGTCCAGCAAGTTGGTCGTTGCACATCTGCACCAGGGCGGCCAGTGGGCGTGCTGAGCACTCAGGGTAGTCGGTGATTTTGGTGTCGCCGTTGATGTATGAGATGACGTTCATGGCGCAGCCTTTCCCGGAGCCGGGTTGGTGGCTGCCTTTCGCGAGGCGAAGGGGGTGGGTGATTCGGTCGAGATCAATGGACATTGGGAGTTCCTTTTCTTTGTTTGGATGGGTTGATCTATCTCGGGGTGATGCGGTAGATCTCCAGCAGTGACTGGGCGACAACGCCGGGGTTCACCCCGGACGCGCCGGGCGCGGTCGTGAAGTAACGCAGATGGCGTTCCAACTCGGCGGCCGTCGCATGCTGTTGCCTCATGGCGGCGAGTTCTTCCGCGGTCGCAGAATCCAGGAACTCCCCCAACTCCATGAACTCGTCGAGCAGTTCGGCTTCCTCAGCCTCATCGCAGCCGCCGCCGGCATTGCCGCGGACAGAGGCGAATCCGGGTTCGTGGACTTCTTCCTCAGCCTCCGCAGCCGCAAGACCATCCGCGTAGTCCAGGCCGAAATCCCGACCCAACGCATTGCTCATGGCCTGACGCTCAAGCTTGGCCAGCCACGGATCCACCACAGCACCCACCAAGGCGAGTCCGTCATGAATCACGTTGTTAAACCTGGCATTCAAACGATCAACAAGATTCACTGAAGCTCCTCAGAGGTGTAGATCAGCTTGGCGGTATCGCAGGGCCAACGGTGTCTACACTCGCTGCACTCTTCGACAGAATCGCCGTGCTCATCGATTGGGTGGTGTAGTTCGCGGATCGGCTTCAACACCTCGCGGGCAGCAAGAACAAGGTCTCTATTGGGCGTCGGGTATGCGTAAACCAGCTTCATAACCCGTGTCGCAGCTTCTACTGCTGGATCGCTCACGCTGTCTCCCCCAGTTCCTGCAGCCGGCACCGCAGCCGCGCGTTTTCCTCACGCAACGCATCCAGCTCCGCCGCTTCCTTCATCTGCCTGGCGTCTAACTCCGCCAACGCTTTCCACAACCCCGACGGACGCGCGGTATAAGTCATGACGCCGCCAATCTCCGCCGCGACCGCGCCGACAACCCATCAGCCAACGACACCGGTTCCACCGGATCCTGATGGGCTACAGACGGGCCACCCGAAAGCCACTGCTCAATATGGGCGTCCGTCATCACCCACACACTCCGCGACAGCTGCTTCCCCGGAATCTCGCCCTTCTTGAGTCGGCGCTTCATCCACCGAACCCGGTCCTTCATGTGAGGCAGGTACTTGTCTGCCACCTGCTCCACGGGGTACGCCTCGATCATCTCGCTCCCCCTTTCGGTTTCGACACAAACAGTGGTTTCTTTGGTTTCGACACAAACAGTGGTTTCTTCGGTTTCGGGAAGTGCTGCACCTTCGGCCTCGGCTTCGAATGAAAAGTCATGGCTTCATCGCGTTTCGGATGATGGTGAGCTGGTCGATCAGGTCCGTGAGTTCATCAGCGGCGAGAAGGACATCGGCGTCATTTCGGTAACCGGCAACATTGAGGTAGGCCAGGTCAGTTCCGTCGTAGTTCCCTAGCCCGACGGTCACGCCGCCGTGTGACTTTTTGATCAGACGCTGAGGATCCGAGTAGAAGATGAACCGATTCGCTTCGGCCTGTGACCGGTACTGCTTCTTGCCGGGAGTCGGGCAGACCCCTCGGTTGATACGATTGAGTTCAGACATTCGAGCTTCTCCTCGTTGTCTCTGCCCTCACCTGCTGCACACAGGTGAGGGCTTTTTTATGCGGCGGGGTTTTTCTGCTCGGCTGGCCGCTCTAATACGGAGACGGGAACCTTGAGCGCGACGGCGAGCTTCTTGGTGACGGTGGCGTTCGGCCATCGGTCGCCGTTCTCAAGCTGGGAGAGGTAAGGGGCGGAAACTCCGCTTTCGCGGGACAGCTCGGCGGATGACCAACCTGTGCGCTCACGGATGACCCGGAGTTCCTGCCACACCCCGTAGGACTGTTTGACCATGCCGCCAACTGTACTGCGAACAAGTGCAAACTGCAACAGTTCGCGATGAGTTCGCGCCAACAACGCATTGACCTGCGATGTTCGAAAATTACATGCGCGTAACTGCAAAGAATCGGCGCGGTGCAAGCAGTGGACTTTGCACCTGTTTGCACGCGAACATGTAGGCGTGAACGAGAACAAGGAACACCGCGAAGACTGGCCATTCGGGCCAGAACTCAAGCGGCACAGAGAACGCGCTGGGCTATCTCAGCGCGAAGCCTCACGGCGCACAACGCCACCAGGCAGCGACAAACCAGCCGTCAGCGCAGGACGGTGGAAGCAGTTGGAGACGGGATGGCAGATCAACAAAGGCACACTGATCCCAATCGGAACAACCGCAGCCACCGTGGCCGCCGCTGCCCGAGCCGTCGAATGGGATGTCAACGAAGCTCTGGCGATAGCCGGATTTCAGCAGTCAGATATTCCGCCGCCGCCACCTGAGCCGGCGATAGGCCGCTACTCAGATGACGAACTTCTCGCCGAAGTCCGGCGACGATTACAGGAGGTACGAAATGTCATGGAAACTGCGCAGACGACGCGAACACCGCGCGAAACGCATCAAGACCAGGAGGAAGCCTTAGGCACCAGGCCCGGTGAACCGCCGCAACCGCGCCAGCCTAGGGCCAGCGAAACAGGCCCTGCGATCCACGCCCACGTCGCCAGGAGCGTCCGGGCGCGTCAACGCCGCAAGGACTAGGCGCGCCCGGTCCAGCGACCACATTGTTGGCGGGCACTCATCCATCGCGTTCAAAATCCGCGCCAGCAGAGTGTCGAGATCATCATCAAACATGGGCTGCACCTACCGAAATGAACAACACCGGCCACCCCTCGCAACCGGATGCGTAGACGCTAACGGATCGTTGCCAAGATCGACACACGAAGCCCACAAATGGGAATATCACGATTAGATAACCGACAGTGCGTCACGTTTGCCAGCCCCTCACCAGAAAGCGCACACATCCATGAACAACAACACCAACGCAGTCTCGCTGGGAAAAGTGATGGCCGCCGCGCTCGGCGTCCTCGTCCTTGTCGCCCTCGTCTCCGCCCGTGGCGACAAGGACGACGACACCACAACGCAAGCCGCCACAACGCCAACCACCACCACAGCGCGCGTGAACCCGTATCGGACCATCCCCGGCGACGGCTACCACAACATGGGCGGCGCAGACGGATACGACTGGGGCACCTACACCGCCACCATCCCACCCGACTCCCCCGGCTGCACCTGGGCCATCGTCAGCGTCTCCGAGTATCGCGGCGGCGAAACACTCCGCGAAGGTGAAGCATCATCCGGCACCGTCCGCGCGAACATCCAACCCGACGGTGTTGCGTCGTGGACCGGCACCATCAACGGCGACCACCGCATCATGTTCCGCACAAGCGGCTGCGGAGCCTGGACTATGACCGAGTGAGGTCGACAAACACAAAAAGGCGCCCTACCAGGATCTAGATCCTGGTAGGGCGCATCTGGGTCTTAAAAGTCCCCCAACAATCCGTCCATAAACTCCGCCGCCACCCGCGAACTCGTCCGATCCACATCCGTGTACGTGTCCACCGTGATCTGAATCGACTCATGACCCAGCTGGCGAGACACAATCGTCACCGGTGTCCCGCCCGTTAGCTGCCACGACGCATACGTGTGCCGCAAATCGTGCGGAGTAGGCCGCGGAACCAGACCAGCCTTCTCCACAGCCGGATTCCACACCCTACGCAGAAACCCCGGATACCTGACCGGTCCACCATCGGTATTGACGAAAACAAACTCGTTCGACAAGTCCAGCCGCTCCAACAGCCTGGCCGGCACATCCACCGTGCGGCGGGACCGTTTCGTCTTCGGCGGCCCCAACACATACCCGGCAGACGAGTACTTCCACGCCTGCCGCACCCTGATCGTGGACGTCTCCAAATCCACATGCTTAGGCTGCAGGGCCGACACCTCACCCCACCGCAAACCGGTCGACACCATGAACTGAACCATCATCTTCCAGTGAGGTGTCACCGCGTCGCGGAGCCTGTCGAACTCGGCGTGGGTGAGCATGCGGATCTCGTCGTCGTCCTCAGCGTCCCCGCGGGGCAGGCGCCGGCCCGACGCAGGGTTGGTGGACAAGTATCGGGGGACGGCGGCGTTCAGTGCCCCCGATAGGAACCCGTATTTGTTGCGGAGGGTTTTCGGGGCGTGCCCGTTGCCGTCGCGGCCGCCGGTGGTTTCCATGACCTTCACCCAGCGGGCGATGTCCTCTTCGGAGAGCTTCGACAAGGGGATGTCGCCGAGGTTCGGTTTGATGTCGTTGGCAAGGTACTGCTCGTACTTGTCGATGGTGTACTGCTCGACGCCGGTGAGGTGGTCGATGTGGTGCCGGATCCATTCGGCGACGGTCAGCTCGGACTTGGAGCCTCGCGGTGTGGGGTTGATGCCGTGCATCTCCAGGGCGCGTGCAGCACCGTGGGCGTCGACGGCGGCGGCGAAGGCGTCTGCTGCTTTGCGATTGTCGAAGGTGAGGGCGCCTTGTGCGCTTCCTCTGCCGCCGAACCGGTAGGAGACCAGGTAGGCGGTGGTTCCGTCTTTGCGGACCCGCTCACGGACTGATGCCATACCCGGATTCTATCCGTTGTGATGTCATCGGTGCTGTCAGGGTCTGTTTTCCCTGGTCAAACGTGGAGCTAAGGGGATTCGAACCCCTTCGTATCGTGGGGAAATGGGCGTTTACCTGCGAAAAAACACCCGTGTGGTTCTGTTCCGACCTTTTTAGACCTGTAGCGACCTGGGAAAACCTGGAGCCGTGTTGTCAGTGACAGCACGGACATGTGGGCAGCACACGCATGTCCTACCCCCCCCCCCCCCCCCCACCGGGCCGGGGCACACCCTCCCCCGCCTCGATGAGGGCAGTATCGCGGACGCTATTGAAAATGGCGCGATCGCGCAGAGACTCGCGCCGTCAATCGTTTGCGCAGGGCGATGGCCGCTTATGAAGCGGTGATGGCCAAGCATTCGGCTGCCGCGCACATCACCGGTAGTCCGATCGACCTCGAACGTCGGGAAGCCCACAACAATCTGCAGAACGCCCTATGGCCTTTCACTACGGGCAAGTATGCGCTCCCAGAGGACATGAAGTCAGGCCTCTAACGGGCTTGACACGTAATCCGGTTACGAATAAAGTCAGTCGCATGAACATGATGCTGAACACCCGCTACACCAAGATCGACCGCCACTTCGGCCGGTGCGCCGTCAAGGGCTGCGCGACCCGCAGGGTCATCGACGGCAAGCCGTATGGCGGCGGCTTCAACGGCCCCCAGCTGATCGCCGCGGGTCTGTTCTGCACCGAGCACAACAAGCACCTCACCTGGACCCAGCTGCAGGCCCGGACCAACCCGGAGAAGACCTGCAACAGCGTCTGCATGGGCGCGGTCGGCGGGTCCTGCGACTGCGCGTGCGGCGGGGAGAACCACGGCAAGAACCACATCGGCTGAAGGAAGGACCCATTGACATATAACGACTGATTGAGGAGACGCTGATGCGCACCATCCACACCACCCCCGCCGAGTTCCGACGCGAACAGCTCCCCCGCCTCTCGCTAGAAGTGATTGAGGCTCTGAAAGCTGCGGGGGAGACTGAGGCGGATATCGCCCGGATGTACGGTGTGACACCACAGGCTGTTTCATGGCACGTTCACACGTACGGAGGCAAATTGACCGACCGGCAGGTTATCCGCCGCGAATACCCGTTCAAGGTGCCTGAGCCTCTTTCTCAGTGCGCGCCGCATAAACGACTGAGGGATCATGGCGAATACATCGCCACACGCGGCAACGGCATGAAAGATTACAAGCTGAAGCGTCTCCGTTCGTTTTACCAGATGCTTCGTGAGAACAATTGGGTTGTCGAGTTTGATCCGAACATTCCGCCTATACCCGGCGTCAGCAAACGCGGGGGTTGGGCATACAGGGAGCGCCAGGAATCCGACGAAGACCTACTCATCAGAGTCAACGAATACACAACTCTGTCCGAGATCGGACGTCATCACATCTGGCGTTTCCCGAGCGTGGAGCCCTGATAAACCACTGGAGAGTGCAAGGGGTGCGGCTGCCTTCACAATCCGAAGATTAAGCCAGGACGTAAACCAGCAGCGCGACGATCATCCCCGCCACGACCGCCAGCCACACCGACCGCCACAACTCCAACTGCGGATCACTCATCAGACGACTCATCCCAATAACGGTTCACCAAACCATCGGTGACATACCCCGCCTGACCTATAGGTGTGATCACAGTCGTAGCACCCAAGTCCATGCGGTCGCCGTCGATGCGTTCCAACCCGACGACCACCACATAGTGGGCCACCTGCCAACCGTCTCCCATCGCGTCCAGGCTGGCTTGGATCGCGCCGCGAACAGGATCAGCAGACATCACGACGAACCCACGCCTTGATCGCGTCCCACAGGAATCCCACCGTCACACCGTGATCGAGGAACGTACACACACGAATATTCACGTCACACCCCCCGCACAACGCTCATGCGCTCAGGCTCAATGGACAACCGCGAATGCGCGCCGCAGCTGGTGCAGCGGCGCATCGTGTAGGTCAGCACGTTCGCCACATATCGGCGCGGAATCAACACGGTTTCACTGCCGCACCGGTTGCACACCGTCAGTTTGTCCTCGCCGTCCACAAACAGCGCCGGATGATTCTTGATGTGCGGCCTCAGGAAGTCGTACAACCCCTGCGTGGCAATGACGTCACCAGCGCAGTAGGCGATGAGACGTTCCCGGTCCACGGCGCTCTTCTCCGTCACGGCGCGTTCCATCGCAAACCGGTCGTAGCGATCAGTTTTCGCAGGCAGCCCGACGATCTGGCAGAACGCATCCAACCCTTTGAACGGCGCCCCGGATTTGAACTCACGGCGCAACACCTTCAGCGTGTCCACCGTTTTGAACGGCGGCAGCGGCGGCAACCCAGCCTCGATGTGCAGGTCGCCTTTCAGCCACGGCACATCCGCCTCGTCGATGTAGTGCCCGACAACAATGTCAGCCTGCGACAGCAGATTATGCACGCGCCGCAGGAACCGTTTGCGGCCACCACTGTCCCATTCCGCGAGTTGAATGACCTCGGCGTCGTGGTACCACTTGGCGCACACGATCGTGGTGCGCGGCATTCGGGTCACCGTCTCGTACTGCACATACCGGTTCTTCAGGTCGCCCCTGTCCCACCAGTACTGTTCGGTGATCCCGGGGAGCCGTTCGACGTCGAGGATCAGAATCTTGTTGCGCACACCCTCGGATATGCGGACCTGACGTAGGTCGCTAGTCAGGGACATGATGGTTCCTTGCGTGGTGCCGCCACGATTGCGGATTCATGTCGGGCATGCCGTGTTTGATGAGTACTCGCAGCACGTCGGTGAACTGAACCTCGCCGCGTTTGGCGGACTCCACCGCCGTGTTTATCTCTGCGCGTTCCTGTTTCGACCGGGCGCCCGCCCAGTCGCATGCGGGGCATGTGCGGGGTTGCAGGCCCGCGAGATCGGCCAGTAGTGACATTCGTGCGCCCTTCTTTCCTGGTGGTTACCGGTCGCGGCGTTTGTCGCCTTCGATTCGTTCCAGTCGTTCGGTTCTCAGCTCCTCCCGCAGTCCGCCGATGTCGCGTTGAATCTGTTTGAAGCCGTCGCGCACCAGATCGCGTATCTCGTCGAGGTCGTCACGCATGTTGGTGTCGTGGGTGTTGACGGTCTGCTCGTGAATCTCATAGGTTTTCGCGTCGATCTGGCGTGCGCGCTCCCGGCCTTTGCGCTGCCCCCGAACGGTGAGTACGCCGACGATCCCTGTTCCGATGGCGGCGATGGTGGAGGGCAGTCCGATGATGAGCAGTCCTATCAGGTCGATACCATCGTCGGGCTGGTACGCGGCATCCATCGCTTCGCGCACCGACTCCCACATCATGCGGCAGTGACCGCTCTAGTCGCCGAAGCCGTTCCGGGGTTGCCGCGGCGTTCCGCGCCGATAGACATCAGCAGTGACACCACTGCGGCGCCGCCGGACACTGACAGCACCGACACCCAATCGGTGGCGAGTAGGTCAACCGCGCCCGCGCCGAGTGTGGCGATCGCGGTTTGGGCGAACGTGCGGGCCGCGCGTTCGGCGGCGTCGATCCAAAACGAACGTGTCAACATCAGGTGGTCCCCCTTATGTGCGTAGGTAGTCGATGGCGGGCTGGACGTTGTAGTCCACGTGCGGGCCGGTGCGTTTCGCGAAGAACATGCCGGCGTCGAGGATCGCTTTGGTGATCGCGATCGTCTCCGGTAGCGGGGCCTGCACAAGTTCGATTACTTGGGCGAGTAGCGAATCGGGTCCGGTGAACAGGTCCAGGTCGCGCACGATCTGCCAGATGGCGTTGCGGACCTCTTGTGTGTCGCCCGGTTCGGTGCACGCGTACAAGTCGCCCTGGTGTGCGTAGTCGCGCCACCACGGCGGGGTGTCACGCATACCGTTCGATGAGACGCCCTGAGTGTTCGATGGGGCCATTGGGGAGCCGCCGTGATCAGCCCACACGTGACCGAGTTCGCGGTTCGGGTTGCCCCACGTCACGGCTTTCTCGATGTGCGGCTTCATCCAGTGCAGGGAGCCGGTTTCGGGTGCGATGTGGTTCATCCACAGTTCGGAAACCACTACCGCGCCTTGGGAGTAGCCCGCTAGGGCGGCGCCGTGGGTTTCGATGCGTTGGCGCCACCGGTTAGCCTGGTTGTGAGCTTCAGTGATAGCGGCAGCGATGGATTTGCCCATCGGGAACGGGGCCGCGGGGTAGCCGACGGGCTGCCACAGGTATTTGTCTTCGACGGCGCGGGCGGTGTCGGCGTCGGGGCCGATCCACCAGGGAACACCGGTGCCGCACACGGTGATCAGAACAGGCCGGGTGTCCACGACGGGGCGCGGTAGGTAGCCCATGACGTACTTGGTTTCGGCCCCTACAATCCCCGGGATGTAGAGCCCGTCGCGCAACAGTCCTGCCGCGTTGTAGCGGGACTGCATTTCAGCGACCGCGGCGGTCATCTGCTCGTCGTAGAGCGGGGTGTCGGTGAGATGCCCAGCGTAGGAGGCGAACTTTTTCCGCATGAACGTCTTGATCCGGCGGATTTCCTCGGACGAATCACCCAACCCGAGGCCCACATACTGCCCGTCGATGCGCATCAGGACTTGCCCTTGACGTCGTAGCAGCCTTCGATGCCGAGCTTCGCGCCGATCGCCGCCACGGCGTCAACGAGGGTGCGGTGTCCGAGCTGCGGCCACAGGATGCGCAGCTGATCCCACACCTCTTTGTCGTAGTCGGGCGGCAAGGCCGGGCCAGGCTGCGGTGCCGACGGCTGCTCACCGGGGAACACGAACCCGTCCAGGTCTTTCTGGACTTCGCCGCGGAACCAGTTCATGTCGAGGTTGCCGGGGTCCCACTTGCCCTGTGTGGCACCGGCCCATTCCTTATGGCCGATGACGTGCTTGGAGTCATGGCCGAGTCGTTTCAGCACCGCCGCGGTGGCGTCGCGCATGGTGATGATCTGGGCGTCGGGCCAGCGCTGCGCGGGATCGAACGAGCCGTCGGGGCGGATGGTGGGCCAGGCGCACTCGAAGCCAATGAGCCGCTGATTGCCGTTGTTGGTGCCGACGCCGGGATACGAGCCGGTCCCAGCGTGGTTGCATGGGCCGACGGCGATCAGGTGGCATTTCCCGTCGGGGGTGATGAGGCATTGCGATAGTGGGCCTCTCAGGTCGGGGCGGCCGTCACGGATTCCGGCGACGGTTTCTCGGTCGTTGCCGGTGTGGTGGATCATGACGCCCCAGATGTCGCCCATTACGCCGCCGGTCCCGCGTTCTTTCCAGTCGGCCTGGGCGACTACGAGTCGGTCGCCGAGGGCTTCTCGTAGAACGTCTTCGAGCCAGACGGGATCTCCGCTGAATCCCACGTTTGCGTCCTCTCCTGCGAGCTGGTTGTAGTAGTTCTGCGCTTCGGACATGCGCTGTCCGTATCGATCTGGGTATGCCGAGCGTTGAATGGCTTGGGCGTGCGCTCCCGGGTCGCCGGTGCTGTAGTCGCGGGTCTTGAGGCGTTCGAAGAACAGTCGGGCGGACTTGTAGGGGTCCATGCAGGTGGCTGCGTCGCCCCACCACCATGCGCCGTTGCCCCACACCACTTGCTGCTGGAATAGGCCGACGCTGCGCCCGTCGTTACCTACGCGTTCATGTGGAAGGCGCAGTGATTCTGGGACTTTCGCGTTGGCCCACATGTACCAGTCGGACTCTACGAACACGGTTGCGAACGCGATGACGATTCCGCGCGGGGTGATGCCGAGGTCGTTTCCGGCGCGTAGGATTTCGCGCGCGTAGGTGTCGTTGGTGTGTGTCACCGCTTGCTCCCGCCGAGGATTCCGCCGAGGACGGGGATGGAGCGCAGCGCGCCGTCGATGATGTCCATGACTTGCGCTGGAAGGTTGGTCAGGTCGGGGAGTTTCGCGACGATCTGGTCGTCCAAGTTGGACAGGTCGGGCAGGTTCTCGGTGATCCTGTCGGCGATTCGGTCGGCGATCCGGTCGGCGAGTGGTCCGAGCAGTTTGAGCAGGATGATTCCGAGACGGTCCATGTCCGGGGTTCCTTTCGGGCATAGAAAAACCCCGCGCACCCAAGTGGGTGGCGGGGCTTTTTCTGGGGTGGGTTTAGAAGTAGAACAGGGTGTCGCGTTCGATGAAGAAGTCGATGGCGGGGTTGCCTGTGGCGAACATCCAGGACAGGACACTGGTGAGTGCGATGCCTCCGAGGAGTCCGGTTCCGAGAGCCCCGGCTATGCGTTTCACAGTGGGCTTGGTCACGGCAGCCTCCTGACCGTGACGCGGGACGTGTCGATCAGGTGCCTGCGACCTTGGTCGTCAGCGACAGTCAGGACGGTTCCTGTGGTGAAGAGGACTGTTGCGTTCCAGCCGGCGGGGCCGCGGGATTGAACGTGGATCTTCATGGCGGGTCACCAGGTGTCGGTGGTTTCGACGTGGTGGCGGCCGCCGCCGCAGTGGCGCACGCACTTGTAGATGTGTTTGGTGCCGTCCATCTTGGGTGTGCCGTCGGCGTGGGTGGCGTATGTCCAGTCGGCTCCTGCGCCGCCGCTGCCGGTGGCGCATGCGTGCTTGTAGATCTGCCCGTGGCCGGTGCCGTGATTCGCGCAGTGGGCGGGTGCGGCATCAGCGACTGCGGGTATTCCGAGGGCGAGTGCGGCGATTGCGAAGACAGTCGCGGTGGTGGTGCGTAGCATTGGTGGGCCTCCTGTTGGGGGTGGGCCGCCTGGCGGGGTTGGTTTCTCAGGCCTTTCGCCCCGCTGGGCGGTGTCTCAAGTTGATGGGACCACTGTATAGCCGCTACACACTGTCTGTCAACTGCGTATAACGTGCTACTATTTCCCGTATGACCCTCGCTGATCGACTAGCACAGAACCGTGTCAAGCGGCAGAAGGTTGCAGCCGAGATGGGCGAGCTGACCAGTGAGATGTTCGACCTGGTGAAGGCCGCGTTCGCGGACGGTATGCCCGCCCCGGAGATCGCCAGACGAGCGGGCATCACCAGAGGTCGGGTGTACCAGATCATTCGCGGCGAGTAGGGGTCACTCCCACTCGATCAGGACGTATCCGTCACCGCCCGCTCCGCCGTAGCGACGAGCATTAGTCCTATGACCGCCACTTCCGCCACCGCCTCCGCCGTATTTACCTCCGTTACCGCCGTGACCGGTGGTTGTGGACCCGCTGTTGTTGCCACCGCCACCGCCTCCTCCAGCGCCTGGGTTACCGCCGGTTTGGTCGGCGGCGCTGGACCCGTTGGCCCCGGCACCGCCCCGCTCCCCTCCGGTACCGACCGCGGAGTTACCTCCTCTGCCCCCGGGAGTCTGGCTATTGGAGTCCGAAACCCGGCCGCCTCCGCCGCCGCCCGCACCTGCACCGCTCGGGTTATCTCCGCCATCTTCCGCAGAGCCTGACGACGCGGCCCCCTTACCCCCGGGCGCGCCGGGGATAACGACGGCCCCGGCAACCCCGGAGACGACGCTCGTCAGGCTTCCAGCGCCCCCGGACACCTGCGTACTGCTACCGGACAGCGCGATCGCGCCGCGCGCCCCTCCTCCTGCGATCAGCGACACAGATCCGGACAAGAACGAGGACGATCCCCCGTCGGTGCCGCCAAATCCTGTCGAGCCTCCACCGGTATACGCCCCGCCGAGTCCTAAGACGACGCTGTAGGAGGAACCCATAGCCTCGCGGGGTACCCACACGCGGGGAATCTTTGCCCCACCCGCTCCGCCGCCGCCGCCGCGGCGGTAGGTATCATCGAAACTCTGGTAGCCCGCACCGCCCCCGCCTCCGCCACCGACCAGGGTCACCCAGCAGCCGGAAGCGCCCTCGGGCACCGGCTCGTCGATCAGATCCTCGTAGCCAGGGTCTTCGCTGGAGATCGTGAACGGTTCGAACGACGGCCACACCTTGTCAAAGCTGGTCCCGTTCCACGTGTACAACTCAGGGTTGACGAACGCCGACCCGTTCCACACTTTGAACGCGGTGGGGTCAACGAACGCTGTGCCGTTCCATACCTTCATGGCGTCACCACGTACAGCACGCCAGCTGTGCCGGTACCAGGAAGGGTGGTGCCCATCCACATCCCGGACGCGCTGCCGGATTTCTGCACCGACGAATCCGCTTTACCCAGTGAGGTTTGCACATCCGAAGCCAGCTTCGATTTCGCAATCGCCGCGCCGGTATTGATCTTCGCGTTGGTGATCGCACCGTCCTGAATCTTGGCCAGGGTCACCGAGTTGTCCAAGGGTGTCCGCTGGTCCGACAGGCGCGAATCATTACCAACACACACCGTGGAACCACTACTACCCACGGGGATGCGATTAATGCTCAGCGTGCCCGACACCACATCGGAAGCATCCACCTGAACATCCAACTCGTTGGTCGCGTAGTAGTCGACGATCTCGTGGATCTTGTTGTCCAACTCCGGCTGCAAAGCCTCCAGGGCTGCATCGTTATCCGCCGCGCCAGCAATAGCCGCGCCAGTAGAGGTGACATCGGTAACATCGGCCAAAACGTGGTCGTGGGCGAGGTCGGCCTTATCGTCCAGCCCCTCATGCGCCCCTTCGATACCGTCCTCGATGTGGTTGAGACGGTCCGCCGACAACGGGGTGTTCGTCGAGGGAACGTTCTCCCACGACTGCTTCGAATAAGCCATACCAAACCCCCTCCTAGGGTTGCGCCCGCAAACCCCTCGGCACCAGGCACGAATAACCGTCACCCGGAAGCACCGCGAGGGCGGTGTTGATCATTTCGGTGATCGCCGAAGACCGATCCAACACGGTCGCCGGGGGCCGCCCCTCGGCGGTGACCTCCCACCCGCCGACCACGCGGGCGGCCTGCACAATCAACGTGCCGTCACGGTCAAACAAGCCCATCATGTCGTTGCCGAACGCGACGATCTGATGATCAGTTTTGATGTTCAAAACAGTTCCCCTATCCAGGATTTCAGGCGACTATGCGGGGCGTCACGGAGATGCTCGCCCCCGTACCGGACACCTCCACGTCACCGTCGTCGAAAGCTTCCGAACCGACGAACGTGCCCGACGAGCTGGCCGACCAGATGCCGCCCTCCACGTAGGTGCCTGCCGCCACGGAGATTTCAACCTCGTCGCCGGTGTTGGTGCCCGTGGAGCCCGACGTCCACGACGTCTGCTCCCGCGCATATCCACCACCCGTGGCTTCATTCGCCCCTGTGGTGCCAGCAGCTCCGGTATGCACACTGATCCAGTCACCGAGACCGGCGATAGCGTCCGATGCTGCCTTGTGAGTTGCATTGGGAATGCCCATGATTGTTTCCTTTCGGGTTATACGGGATTGAGCGGGACCGCCATGGCGGCCCATGTGCCCGACGAGCTTGTCGCCGTGAAGTTCGTGGCCGTCGTCGCGTCGCTGATGGTCAGGATCGGGAACAGTCCCGAACCCGAGAATCGGTTCGTTCCGCCAGAGGGTGTAAACGTCCGGTTCCCAATGTTGGCGAACGAAACGACTACCCGGCCACCGTCTCCAGGCGCGGACGCCGACAGGCTTGCCGAACCACTGTTTCCGTATGACTTCTGCACGGTGCCGGTGGTGGTCGCGTTCAGGTACGAGGCCGCGACAGCGCCCACCCACCCGAAGCCGGTGGGCTTGTTGACCGTCACCTGCTTGGACCCGCCAGCAACGCCATGAATGACGTACAAGTGTTGGGAGCCACTGCCAGCGTTATTGTTTAGAGCCTGGCTGCCGATAAGCGTCATCGCTGATCCGTCGTAGGTGACGGAGGCGATCGTGTCGTTGCCCTGTACGACCAGTGACACCAGTACCGACGCTCCGGCGGTGGCCGTGTGGTTGAACGAGAACGTCGACGTCGTTTGCTGGGACATGGTTACCGCGTCGAACGCCACCGGGTCAACACCGTCATTACCCACGGCGTCCATACCGATTCCCGGGGTCAACGTCAGCTCGAACTCGCGGTAATACCGCTCCGCGCCGGACATTCCAACCTGCGGGGACAGTTCGAGCCCGAAGCCCTTCGTGAACCCGAGTGCGGTACCCATGCCGACCTGCGGGTCCAGTTCGATACCGAACGACCGCGCAAACTTCGGCGCGGCCTCGAACCCCAGGCTCGGCGTGAACGACAACCCGAAACCGGGAGACTGCGCGCGCGGCGTCGGGAACAGCGACACCGACGGATACAAATCCTCGGACGGAAACACCGGCTCGAACGCGGCCGGACCACGCATCGCGATATATGGCGCGAACACCAGGCCGAACGACGCCTTGCTGTGGCTGGCCGCCCCCATTCCCAGCGAAACCGGCACCGACAAACCGAAACTCGCACGGTTGTGCGCCACGGCGGACATGCCGATCTCGGGGGTGAGGGTGACGCCGAACTCTTGTTTCGGCCCGCCGTAGTGGAATCCCACCTCGGGGGTGAGGGTGACGCCGAATGAGACGTGGGACTCAGCCCACCAGCCAACAGCCACGCTTATCCCCCAATCTGCAAGTTCACCGCCATGCCAGCCCACCTGTTCGGCTGCGACGAGGTGGCGCTCACCGTCCCCGTCCTCGTGGTTGTGTTGACACACAGGGGCGGGGCGATCCCCGACTGCTCCGCGCGCAAGCGCGCCCCAAGAATCGTTGTCAGCTTGTGCGACGACACCCCCCCGGCCCCGGCCGAGAACGCCTGCAGCGTCACCCCGCTCGGTACCGTCACCGACTGGCTGTGCGCGGTGCCGTTGCCGTGCGCGAACGTGGGGGTTCCCACGGACACAACATCGTTGAATGAAATGGCATACGCACTCACCCAGCCCGGGCCGGTGGCCTTCATCTGGCGAGCAACGCCGGAGCCTGCGTTCTCCATGCGGAAAATCGCCAATCCTCCATTCGCCGGATCGCCATTGTGCGAAACGGACCCGAGAAGTACACCGCCGGCGCCGCCATACGTGGCCGACGGGGCTGAGCCCGCGCGGTCCCACGCCACCACCGCGAACACCGTGGCCCCCTCGGAGGCCTTGAAGTTCACAGTGGCGCTACCGACACCAGCCCCAGCCCCCGACACGGCATCAAACCCAACATCCACCGGCTCCGGCGGCACCGGCCAGTTCTGGTCATTCGTAATCGTTCCGGGATACAGATACTCCGCCACCCGCACCCAAATGCGGGTATAGCCCGCGGCCGGGGGGTTGGAGGTATTCGAGTTCTCGTGCAGCGTGAATGTCGCACCCGAGTCCCGCTCAAAGAAAATCGTGGACGACCAGCCACCCGAAAAAAGTCCCGGATGCCCGAACCACGTTCCGAACGACTCTATCCCGTACCCGTAGTAATACTCGGAAGGAATGTAGAACCCGTTCGCGTACGGGTCCCACCCCGTGGGATGCTTCCAGAACGTTGACAGCCACGCGTCATACGACTCGGGCGACAGGCCCATCGCGTTGTCCCGCAACGCCTCCGCGAACTTCGTGTAGTCGTTGATGTTCGTCGCCAGCGCCCCGGCAGCGTCGAGGAAGTTCGGGTTGAACGTGTCAGCGATCGACGCTGGGGGTGGAACTGGACCGATCGGCGGCCATGACGTTTCCGTAAGCCCAAGAGGGTCTATGATGTCTTCTTTGAAGATCTGCTTGATCGGCCGATGGGCCGGGTCAACAATCTCTAGAACCATCCCGATCAGCGCAAAGTTGGAGTTCGTATACAGGTAGTCGGTGCCGGGATAGAAATTTGACGGCCCTTTCATAGAGCCCAGGAAGTCCTTCGCGCCCGTCCATGGCCACGTCGGAAACAGCGTGATCCAGAGCGCGTTGATACCCGCCGTATACTCCGCGATACCTGACCGCATGGACAGCATGTGCCCCATCGTGATCGCGGTACCGTTCGGAATCCCCGGAACGTACTGCTCCAGAGTGTCATCCAGCGTGATCAACCCTTTGTCGACGGCCTGGAAAAACGCAATCGCGGTGAACATCTTCGTGGAGGAACCCATGCGGAAGTGGTCATCCAACGTCAACGGGCGAACCGTGCCGCCCACGGTGGTGCCATACGCCTTCGCATAGTTCCCGCGCGGACCAGTGATCTGCAACATCACCCCCGGCTGGCCGGTCTCCGCGCGGGACTCCTCCACAATCAAATCCACCATCGCCTGGTCCTCCGGCGACAACAAATCACCCGCAGTGTGCGCTGGAGTGGTGAACTCGTAGGTATCCGACGGGTCCGACAACCAGCCAGCGTTGTCCACCGTCTTCACATAGAACTCGTACGTGGTGTTCGACTTCAAACCGTTTGTCCCATACGGCGGCAACACCGGGTCGGGATTCAACTGAACGAAATCGCCCGAAGCGTCCTTCTCTTTCGCGTAAACGAAATACCCTTTGATTGTCATACGTCTGTTGCTCCAGACCACGTAATCGTGATAGTGCTGAAAGTTGAATCGACCAGCTCCACCAACGTGGGGGGCGTCGGGGGCGTCAAATCCGGGTCAGGGTCAGGCAGCGGGTCGGGCCGGAAGAACACCCAGCCGCCACCAGGAGCGCCATTTCCGCCGGACTGAAAGGCCGCCAACGAGCCCTTGCCGCCGTTACCGGCACCACCAGCCGGCGCACCGTGGCCGCCCATGACCTTCTGGTCAACGCCGCCCACATAGTCCTGCTCGTTGAACGTGAACGTGCCCGGGCCTCGGCCAACAGGTTTCGACAAAAACCCTTCAGTGGTGCCCGCCGCGCCGCCCTCGGCGACAATGGAATACGTGTCACCCCCGGGTGTGGAGATAGACAACGTGGTGTTCCCACCGGCAGCGCCGTCACCAGGACCGCCCACGCCGCCAGCGCCCGGGTCGAGGGTGATGATGGCGTTGTCGCCGAAATGCTCACCGCGCACCCATGTGGTGGCGTTGAACTTCCCAGGCTGACCGGCCTGACCGTTGATACCCAATGCCCAGCCTTGTGCACCACCACCACCAGCGCCCACCGCAACCGGGTCGATGTAGTTCACCCAGTTCGGAACCGGGAACACCGTGGCCGCGGTGCCAAGGTAGACCTTCAACGGATCGTGATGGTCACCGCCGGAACCTGTATCCACGGCGATACTCACCCACGGCACATCGCCCGAGCGGGTCACCGACGCCTTCGCAATCGACGACGGCGGGCTATCCGGCGACGTGTTGTTTCTGGTGGCCGCCAGCGACACAATCTGCGACGTCGGATGATTCGGCAAGTCCGCCACACGGCCACGCACATAATGCGTACCGCCCACCGGGACAAGCTCATAGGCGTACGCCTCAGACGCCACCACGGGAACCGGGTCATCCAGCTCGTAGGAGATGAACTCCCCGGGGGCGGCCGTGCCGCCCAAAAGCCCCACGATGTTCGGGGAATGGTGCACCAGCGTCCAGTCGCCCGACGTCAAGTCGACCTTCCAGATGTTGACGTAGAACTCGGTGATCCCTGAAAGGCCGTAGCCGATCCACGACACCACGCCAAGCGGCATCGACTCTTCGATCAGGTCAACACCGATGAGCGAATTGCTCTGCGTGGCCTCCAGCCACGTCGTGACGTTCGACAGCGGGAAGTTGGACCGCTCCGACGGCAACAAACCACTATCGACGGGCTTGTTGGTCCTGATGCCAAGGATGTCCCACGAGAACAACCCCAAGCTGGCGCGCGAGGCGATCTCCTGCAACACGTTGAACAGGTCGGCGATGCCAGCACCAATACCCGGAAGGCCTACCAGGCCACCGACAATGCTGTTGACGATGTTCTCGATGGTTTCCCGCAGATTCTCCGGGCCGAGCATGCCCGCGATTGACTCCGGGGAGATGTTGCGCAAAGCGTCGAACAAATCCTCCAGCGTGTTCTCAACGGTCTGCACGCCGCCGCGGATCGCCGACACCACCGTGTCAATCGTCAACTGCACCCGCGCCAACAAGGTTTGCAGAATCTCCGGAAGACCCTCGACCCACGACTGCTGAATAACGCCGGTCTGCTTGACCTCGGCGTCATCCCACCAGAACGTGCCCGCAGCGGCGTCTTCGGTCACCACGAACCGGGTCTGCACACCAGTCACCCCAGCGGGCACCCGATACTCCCCCGACAGCTCCTTACCGGGCCACGCCAAGTTCGCGTCCTGGGGGGCGTACGCGTTCAAATCCACAGGGGCCTGTGCAACGCCGTCGATGTACGGCACCAGCTGCAACCGAATCGGCGCGCCCGTACCCACATAATCGTCGTGAGACACGAACACCCGGGCAGTGATTGTCTGCCCTTCGCTCACCGCGAAGAAATCGCCAACATTCTGCCCCGACCGCAGCGCCTTCAACGTGCCATCGGCAATAACTTTCGCCGCGCCAGTACCATCCCCGCTGCGAGAATGCGACGGGTCCACAACCCAATCCGCGTTATCCCCCACCGACCCCTCAGGAAACTTCGGGGCAGGAAGAATGTTCGGTGCTTGGTTTGATATGCCACCGATCGGCAGGATCGTCAACAGACTGGGCAGCAAATTGCGCAGCGGCGCAAGGATGATGTTCACCAACTGCGCCGCAGCCTGAAGCGGGTTGAAACTCGGATCGTTGAAGTCGATCGACTGGAAGAAGTTTCGAACGTTCGTGAAGAACTGGGTCAGTTCCTCAACCCCGCCACCCACAAGGCCGGTGATCGCTTCAATAATGTCCCCGAGAATGGGGATGTTCAAAGCCCAATCACGCAACTGGTCGAACGACGCCTCACCAGGGATGAACACCCCAGCGACCGCGCGCACCACCCACGCCAAAAACTGCTCGATGAACTGCTCACCAATCTCAAGCAGCTGCTGAACAGTGAACGGACGCTGCCACTGCAACGCCGACTGTTCCGGGTGAATACCCGGCTCAGACGGCACCGCATGCGCCCACTCCGGCAACGGATCAAACGATGACGTCATGACAGCGGCCAAACCTCAACCGAAAACATCGACGTAGAAGCAGAAGTCGTGTACGTCACCGACCCCGCCTGACGTTCACACCGGAAATAGATCGTCGCCGGTGTACCGGCCGCCACACGGTCAAACCCATCCGATGAGCCCGCCGCAGGTCCCGAAACAAGCGTCAGCCGCTCCGATTGCGCCACACCGGGGCACCGGCCGATCACGTTGCCGCCGGTCTCACCGTTCAACCGGGCCACCAAATCAACCCGAACATCCGCACCCTCACCGGTGACCACCGTGTACCCCTGCACACGCGGCCGCCAATCAAACGGCTGCGCCGGGATCGACACCTGAGCCAAAGTCGAGTTCGCGTTACCCGATGCAGTGTTGTTGATCGACGCCGGAACATACCGGTCCCCCACACGCTGCGCCGCCAGCACAAACCCATCAGCAGTCGAATTCACCACCGGCACCTGACCCGCAACAGGAGACGGATCAACATCCGTCGGGTCCCACACCGCCTCACCATCCGCGCCCTTCGAGCCGGCGTGCAGCGCCAGGTTCAACCGGTACACACCCGGCGTGGATGTTCCAGGTGGCGTGATCTCAGTGAACGACGCCTCCGCCGGGGTTGGATCGTCCGGGTCCAGCTCCGTCAGATTCACCGTCGTATCGAACGTGGCCGGCACACCCGGATCACCCTTCTCAATCGCGGGCACACCAACACCGATACCGCCCTGCGGACGCAACTGGAGGATCGCCGCACCCGCCGTAGGATCGACAGGAATCTCCACGATCCCCTCAAACAAATAGTGAGTCCCAGCAGGATTCAAAGGCCACGACATAAGGCACGCTCCATTCACATTGGGCGAGTTACAGAAAGAAAGGACGACCGCTGCTTATCCCTGAGGTGACAGCGTGAGGACCGACAACGTTTCAAAAATCCCCGTGATGAACCGCTGATGCTTCGCCAACGGGGCCTCCGACTTGCGTCCATCCCCCAACTGCGCGATCACCTTCCGCTCATCCTGGGAAACCCGCCACATGACGTTTTCGATGTAGTCAGTCACCATTCGGGTACGTGACATGAACACCAGCGACATCAGGCCGCCGCGAAAAACGTCCCGACCCAACGCATACTGGGCACCGTTGCGGAACTGCACCGTCGCCGTCGTCTTGCCCTGCGAATCAAACAAGGCGTTGATGAATGCGAACACCGTTTCGATGTTGTACGGCGCTGATGCTGTCGGATAGAACCGCTCGATCGCCGGATGGTACGGGCCAACTTCGTCACGGCGGTCGTAATGCTGAATCAACTGGAACGCCAGGAAGCTGTTGTTCAGGAAACCCGACAGAAGATCACTGGGTATGCCAGTGAATCCAACAACGATCATCAGTGAGTCGATCAGCCACGCGAAGGTGGCGTTCATCAGGTCATTCAACCACTTTGGGCTGCGCCCACCGATGATGTGCTGCCAACCCTCAGGTGTGTGGTCAGTGATCGAACACGCATCAATACCGGTGTCCTCACCCGGCTCGGGGGCCACGAAATAGGCGTATGGCTGCTCGAAATCCACACCCACCGCGGGCGCATAGAACACGCCGTCCATGCCGGGAACCTGCTTGATGACAGGTTTGAAGATGTCCCCCAGCGACCCGCCAAGGTCAATCGTGGTGCGCAGCACCGAATCGAGCACGGTTTTCGTCGGACCAGTGATCTGCGACCGGTCCACTGTGGAAAACACGTAGGTAGGCTGGTCCAGGTTCGCCCACCTGTCAGGCTGCGGATCACCTGGAAGCCACAAATCCATGCGGGTATCCACACCGTACGACTGGGTAACGTCCTTGATGACGGCCTGAACGGTTTCCATCCGCACTGTGCGAGCCACCATCGGCGACGTGTCCAGCAGTGGATTGGTGCGTGACACATACACCGGGGTTCGCAGCATGCGGGTGAACGCCTGGACCGACAGCCCGTCCCGCGACAGGGCTTGCAGAACGGTGCCGAACCATGCCCGGATATCCGGGTTTAACGACAGGCCGTTGTTGATGAACTCCAGCCACCCGGACTGCAACCGCAGAGCGCATTCTGCGACCATGTTCTCCACGACGGTTTGCAGCGCCCACACGAAGATCGCGTGCGAGAACGGCTGTGCCTGAATCGGCAGCCACCACGACGGCCAAATCACGTAGTAATTGAGGATGTCGCGGATACCGCGCAGTTCAGCGGTGCCGGTCCATGCGCTGTCGCGGTACTCGTAGGTGTGGTTCTTCGTGTAGAACGCATACCGCAAACCGGCTGTCTCGACGATGACACCGACCATCGTCTTTTTGCAGTCCATGAACAAAGGGATGAGAGGGCTGTTCCCTTTGAGGACGATCCGGCCGGTTTCAACATCGTTGCGCGGGTCAGCACCCGACGCCTCGATCAGGTCGCCACCAACAGCGCCCATCGGCTGCCAAAACTTGTCGCACACCGTGAACCGGAACGACGTGTCTACCTTCGATTTGCGTTCCGTCAACGCCCGCGCGGTTCGTGCGATCCTGTTCGGGTCGCCGGACTGGAGGGCGGATTGCCATGCGGCTGTTTCGCGTTCAAACTTCGACAACCGTCATCCCCTCCTTTCCTGGTTCACAGGCGCCCACAAATTCACCCCTCACCGAGGTATCGGCCGGGGCTTGCCACTCCAGTGGCTACATCGGGTAGCGGCGCAACGGAGTCCCCGAAAGAATCACCTTCGAGTCAGCGTTGCCACCAACAATTTCCGTCTTCACAAAGAACTGCTGCGCCGGTTCGCCAGGTGACTTCGCGGGGATCGCAGCGTTCTCACTGAACCGGCCCGACAGGTACTTGTAGAAATTGCCCTGCGGGGGAACAATCCCGAACAGCGACCCGATCTGGTCGGTGAACGCGTTCCGCTCCGAGAAGAACGTCAACAACGACTTCACCGCCTGCTGGAAAATGTTCAACTCCTGCGGCGACGGCGGAACCGACGTCAAATCCTGCACCAACGTCGTCTGTGAGCGCGGGTCGGTACGTAGGAACACAATCTGATTGGGCAGCAGCGGACCAAACTCCACATACTCATCCGCGCCGGGACCGTCATACAACCGGAACGTGCCCGGGCCAAACAAGGTCGCATCCCAATACATCGGCTGGTCACCAACATTGACCATCGACACAAACCCAGACTGCGTGACATTCGCATTGTCGCCCGCCGACACTTTCCGCACCGGAGCTGGTGTCGCCTGCGTGATCAACGCGCCACCGGCCTGCATACCAAACCCGATTCCCCGATAATCCGGGCCAAGCGCGCTACCAGCGCCGGTTTCCTTGTGCGACAAGATCGGCAACCCATTGCGCAACACTTTGAACATGCGCGGATCGCCCTCATACCCGGCAACCAGGGTGAACTTCTCCCCAATCAGCGGGGCCACCAGAAGCGGCCGCTGAAACATCACCGTCTGCGAGAAGTTGTTGAACCTCGACAGCTTGATCCAGTTGCCCTGCACCCGCATGCGGATGCCATTACCGTCCCAGTCTCCGTTGCTGTCGCGGCCCATGCGAGCCCACAGGTCGTTCGCCCCACTATCAGGCAGGCTCCACTCTTGGAACCCGCCGAGCACCATCGACACAACCTGATTGTCGGTGTCGGTGTCGAAGTCTTTGTACGGCCCGCACACCACCTCGCGGGTATCCGTTGTCAGCGGATCGTCCGGGTCGTCCCGCCACCTCGCCTGGTCACCATTGGCGTAGACGTACCCGCCGCCGTCACCCTCGTAGTACAGCGGCCAGTCGGCGCCGAGATCCTGCGTGCCCGACGTGTCATAGTTGAACGTGTCGGTCATCGACTCGTACTCGAACTGGAAACTCGCCGTGTAGTCGTAGGTACGCCAGAACCCCGAATCAGCCCGCAGACGCAGGCTTTCACGCTGCCGCTTGCCGATCTCCAACGGTGCCTGCGGGGCGCCCTGGAACCACCTGACCGGCGCCCACCAGTGCCCCATGTCGTGGGTGAGGAAGTTCAACGTCGATTCCTGCTTCGCGTCGATCGACGCGATCAGATCGCGGTAGACCCTGCGCGTCCACTTCGGAGACCGGCCACGGCATTCCACCCCAACCTCAACCTCAATCGGGTCGTAGAGCGCATCAATATTGGTGATGCCGTCCTCGGTGGCGCCCTTCTGGTCGATGTGCTTCCACGGCGGTATCAACCCCTTGAGTGAGGTGAGGTGCACCATCTCCGGGGCTACAACCCGGTCAGGGACCGCCATCCCGCCCATCATGTGGAAAGTGATCGACCCGTCGTAGGCGTCGAGCCACATCATCGGCTTTTCACCCTTGGCGAGGTCATACCATCCGTGCGGGGTTACACCAGTGGCGGGGTAATGCTTCTTAGCCATTTACCCTCCCTGCATGACGTACTGGTTTTGCAGGTGATACGCGATGTCGCGGCCTGTTCCGTCTTCGGTGGCGCGCTGGTTGTTGACCGTGATGTTCGTGTCGCCACCCTGGTTGACTTGGGTTTGACCCTGGCCTGTGGCCTGTGGGTCAATGTCCTTGCGCTGCTGGGATGCTTGTCCGGCCAGGTTCGGCAACGCCGGGGCCGCACCAGCAATCCCCCCGGCAATGCGGGTGATCCAGTTGTTGTTCGCCAAATCCGAACCACCCGTAGGCAAGAACGTTTCCATCAACCCTTGGGCGCCGATCGCGGCGACTTGACCGCCGTACTCGATGGCACGGTTGATCAGCTTCACCCCAGTCTGCGCGGCCTGACCCGCACCCGGGGCCATCGCGTCCAGCGCCATACCACCGGCCTGCACCGCCATGCCAAGCGCACCACCACCGTCCATGCCGATACCACCGGAACCGGACCCGGCATACGGTGCGACGTTCGCCCCGATGTTGGTGGTGTTCGTCGGCCCGCCAGTGAACAGGCCTTGCGGTGCGCCAGCGGCCATCGGGCCGCCACCGCCGCCCGTGGTTGGCAGCGGGGCAGGATTCGTCGCCCACGCACCCGACGACACCGGAGCCGGCGGGTTATTCAACGCAGGGTTGGTGTTCTGCGGGCTGTACAACCCCGGAGCACCCGCCGCCGCCGACGACCCGCCAGGAACCGACGTCACCGGCCGGTAGTAATGCGACGTGAACGCCGGATCGTCGGCGCCCGTGCCGCCAATACCGCGCCGCGCCGCTGCCGCGTCACTGCCCCAGTTGAACGGGGTGCCGCCAGGCAGCGTCGCCTGCATGTGGCTGGCGTTGAAACCGACCCGGAAATCGCCAGGCCCGCCCATGCCCTTGACGAATCCACGCGCAGTCAACCACTCGTCCGCATTGTGGGTCGACATGCTCGCGCCGGTCGTCGGGCGGCCATCCATCAAGTTGACCAGATCCTCAACAGCGCTAGAACAATCAGCCAAACCCTGCGTCAGGTCGCCGCGTTGTTCTTGTGTGTACCGGCCCGCCGGAACGTTGGCGAGTAGCGCCGCGTCACCGGGATAGGCACCGATCGGCGTCATGGACACACCGGTCGCACCGGCGGACGGGTAGGAGCCCCGGTCATACTGGTTGTTCTGGTACTGCGGCCCGAACACACCCTGCGCGCCGAGCACACCCATCAACCCGTGCCCACCCTGAGTAGGGTTATAGGCCGAAATGGCCTGCAACTGCCCCAACAACGGTGCCGCAGCGAGATTCGCCACGAACTTCGTGATGTTCTCCGCGATCCCCGCCAAACCCTTCGAGATACCGAAATCCTGATCAAGCTCGGCACCGATCTGCCCCAAATCCTTGACATGCTTGTCGGTTTGCTTCGTCAGCTTCTCGTACTGATTCGCGCGGGCATCACTCATGCGCATCTCGGCGGCCTGAAGGTCGCGTTCAGCTTCGATCACATCGTTGCGGGCCTTGAGGCGGTCCTGCTCGGTGGCTTCGGTGGACTGCTCCAATTGGGCGGCGCGGGCACGCTTCTCCGCCAGTTTGTGACGCGCATCCAGATACGACGACTCAGCGGAGAACACGGCCGCGTCGGGTGGCATACCAGCAATCCCCGGCGGCAGCGTCGTGTCATACGGCAACACAGGCGCATCCGGCAGCTGCGGGCCGGAAGCACTACCACCATCAGCCCCCACCGCGCCCGGAAATAGATCAGCCAACGGGCCATCACCCACAGGGCCGCTACTGCCACCGGGGCGCCCGTGAGGCCCGTTGCCGCCGCCCGTGCGTGTTGATTGCCAGTCAGGCGTGTCCGGGCGACCCGGGACGCCCCACGGCGCGGTAAAACCTCCCGCACGTTGCCACGCCGTCGGATCATCCAACAGGTCCAACAGAATTTCGTCAGGACCAAGCTTTGGCGCAAGATAGGTACGAATCCACGCCTGCCGACGCCGTAGCTCCTCGGGATTATCGGCAGCCTGCCGCTCCCACTGCGCTGGCGTCAGCTGCCCATCCGGCCCGCTGTAGTACGGATTATCAAACCGAGAGTCCTTGATCGCATCGTTCACCTGGTTGATCACCGGCACCAAAGCGAGGATCGCCCCCGCTGCACCAGCAGCCAGACCCGGCATGCGCCTCAGATGGTTGTTCGCGCCAGCCAACGCGGTAACCAGGTTCCCCACCGTCGTCAGCACGCCAACGGACTTCCACGCAATGAACGCCGCTGCGACAGTCCCGACGCCGATGCCCATGTCACTAAGGACGTCCAGGACCCTACGGATCGTGTTCCACAGGTCCTGCGCAGCATCAACCGCGTCTTCAAACACACGTTTGATGTCGTCCTTGTGGGCAACGATCCACGCGTTCAGGTCATTCAGCTTGTTAGTCACATTGTTGATCGACTTGGCAAGCGCGCCAGGACCCTCCGTCGTGTCCAGCGGGTCACCGAACAACGCCGAAATGAAGTTCGCCCCAACACGACCCACAGCGGCATTCATGTTCGACAAGGCGCCGTCAACAGTGTCGGCCAGCTTCTTCGACATGCCACCGAACTGGCCCTCAATCGCCTGCACAAGCATGCCGAACGAAATCGTGCCGTCCTTCGACATCTTCTGAATCTCAGCGCTCGTCAGGCCGAACTCTTTCTGCAACGCCGCCTGAACATTGATGCCACGCTCATTGAGCTGCAACATCTCTTCAGCCTGCAGCTTGCCCTTGTTGAACACCTGGTTGAAGATGACGGCCAGGTCGCCGAACTTCTGGCCAGATGCACCCGCCGCGTCCGCGATCGCCGTCAACGCCGCCTGCAACGGGCGACCCTGCTTCACCCCACCAGCAAGGAACTGCGTAGCAGCCTTCGCCGCCTCGTCCAACGCAATCGGAGTGCCAACGACGACCTCGTTGATATCCGACATGATCGTCTTGACCTGCTCGGCGCTGTTCCCCATCGCAGCAAGGCGATGCGATGTCGCATCAAGAGACTTGTACCGATCAAACCCCTTGAACAGGGCAACACCGGCGGCGCCGATAATGCCCGTCGCGGCCGCCGTGAACGCCGTGCCCAACGCACGACCAGCCAACGCGCCAGCCTTCGACGCCGCACCCTCATACCCCGACAACGCAGCCGAAAACCGGCCCGCCACAGGCAACGACGACGCAAGAGACGAACCAAACGACGAACCAAACCCCCGGCCCGCCGACACACCATGCGACGAAAAACCATCAACAATACGAGAACCGGCCTGTCGCGTCGCACGATCAACCTCACGCGACAACTGCTCGCCAGCATTACGACCAGCAGCAGCAGCCTCCCGGCCCACATTCTCACCGATCGCACGACCAGCAGACGACCCCGCGCGCGCCCCAGCCGCCTCCATCTCACGCTCAATGTTCTTCGCCGCCACCGCAGCAGCACGCTCATCAAGACGGGAAATAATGTCCACGTAGATCGGCATCAGACACTCACCTCCCGTCACCAGCCGAACAGATCGGCCTCAACCTCACGCTGCAACTCATGCGCCTCAACCGACGCACGCGCCTTCTCCAGCCGATCAACCGGATCCTCAAACGCAAACGGCTCATACACAGCCTTACGACTCTTCGACGCATGAAACGACGCTCGAAACCTGGCGATCTCGTTATACGTCTCCGCCGCGATCAACTCCGGCTCAGACCAACGCCCACCACGAACAGCCCGCGCCACCGCACCATCAACAGGAGCGAAATCCACATACAACTCCCGAACGCGCTCCTCGGTGTTGTCCACGAACCGCACCCCGAACAGGTCCAGCAACTCCAAACTGGACAGCCTGCCCTGATGCCAATCCGCAACACTCAACCCGAAGAAGCGCCGCAGATCACTCGCTATCTGCCTCGGATACAGTCTCCAAAACCACTGGGCTTCCATCACTTTTCGAGTCGGACTCAGCTCGCTCCGCGATTGTGAAGCCCTGCTCGGTCCACGCCCGCCACACATCACGGGCACCAGCGGGACGCCCGTTGATTTTCTTCGACCGCAACACCTCGTAGGTGTCCATTCCCAGCACGACCTGAACGATCCGCACTTCACGCGGCGGCGACACACGCTTACCGTCCTTGTAGTACGGGGGGCCTTTCACCGCGCCGGGGCGGGTCTCCGCCGGCAGGACCATCTCGTTGCCGTCTCGGTCCTTAACTTTCTGCTCCGGTATGTACAGGTCAGGTTCCCGGTCGTAAGTTTCGATCTCTTCGAGGTACGCCTCGTAAGCTTCCAGAGCGTCGTCGTCGAGCATCCGAAGATTCGGGTGAGGCGGTATCGACATCGTAGTTCCGTCGTCGAACCGAAGGACACGATCAGCGAACGGGGAATCGAACTCGGTGGCCTGCTCACGGGCCGCGGCGCCATTGTTGGTGGGCTTCGAAGTAGTCATGAGAATTTGGGGCTTCCTTTCACGCAATCACGGGGCTGAAAGACGGGGCTGAGGAGAGGGGCCTGCCGGGTGGGGGCCAGCCCCGGACGCACCATGCGGCGCGCCACAAACACCCACCCGGCAGGGGCTTTTCTGGCTAGCTGCCGTCCGAGTACTGCTCAGCCCATCCGGGGCCACCCATCCACACGTAGAAGTAGCCGGGAACCAGGGCAATCGTCCCAGCCGGATCGGGCCGCATGAAGTACTCGTTCGGCAGCACCTTGTACGTCAGGTCCGCCGTATCAGGATCGGTCTTGGACCGCTGCTTGGACGCCTGGTCGTCCAGCTTCACCGCCGGATAACCCTCAGCGCGGTAAATGAACCCGCCCGAGGTGCGGCGCGCATACAGCAGCAGCAGCTGGTACTCCGCCGAGTCAGCGTCCAGCAGCGGACCCTCACCGTAGTCAGGGGTACCGGGAAGCGCGACCAGCGGATTACCGGCGTTGTCGCACAACGGAAGTTCCGACTCCAGCCGGTGAATCAGCGGATCGGCCGTACCGAGCGCCACGAACCGCACCGAATACGACTTCTCCGTCACCTCAGAATCGACCGGGAACTTCGACTGCAACACCATCAAATCGTCAGAGGTGACGTCCGGTTCACGTTCCGCACCGCCATCCTCAGGGTTGCAGCCGATGTGCCACCAGCCCTCATTCGGGTCGGTGTTGTACTCGTACTTGCCGTTCACCTTCCGGCGGATGAAAAGGTCGTCGCGAATCTTGCCGTCCTGCGCGAACGGCGACCACTTCACCGTCACGCAATCATCCTCGAACGGCGACATGTCCGTCGCCGCGCCGCGGTTGTCACGAATGAACACCGCCTGCAAACCGCCACGCTCAATGAACGGCTTGTGAATGTCAGTGAATCCGCCGGCGCTCCAATCGGTGCCGGTCATTGGCTGCGTCATAGGACGCTCCTCTCGATCATGATGGGGGGACCGGATTGCAAAAAGAACTCCGGCGAAACAAAAAAGACCCAAGCCCCAGAAATCGGGCGAGGGGCTTTATTTCTTTGGTTGTTTTCGGGCTGAAACTCAGGACAGGTACGGCAGGCCGACCTCGTATCGGCCCACGTACCGAACAACATGCGGATCGTCGCTGTACTCAACAGGAATCGGAGCCATCAACGACCGGCAATAATCAATCGTCACCAGCACACCCCCCGGAAGGGTGATCAACGTCAACGGATTCAACGACAGCTCAACCATCCGTTGATGCGTCAAACCGGCCTCCACGTCGGCGGCAGCATCACCAGCGGCGAACGTGTGCACAGACACAACCGCCACATCCTGCGCAACCTCAGGCGCATCCACACCGTCAACACGACGCACAACCCGGTGCGGCAACGGATCATTCGCCACCCTGCGCGTCGAAACCTTCCCCAGCGGAGAAAGCCACTCCACCAGCACGCGGTGAATACTCGGAGCGCTATCGATCGCCATAAGCGGTGCCACCGAACTGCTTAGCCGTCTTCTGGGCCGGCGCATACTCGTCGTTGTGCACCGACCCGAACTCCACAAGGTGCGCCTGCGGATCGGTCGCGCCCACCTTGCCGCGGCCTTTGTTCGTGGAACGTTCCGTCACCTGAACCGAATCGCGGTAATCGCCCGACGACACCGGAGAGTTCTGCTTCCACGCGGCGGCAACCTCATCCATAAACTCGTTGACGCCTTGATTCACCTCGGGCAGCTTGTCGAAGTCATCGAGACTGATACCGAACTTCGCCAGCGGATTCTTCTTTGTAGGGCCACTCGCCACAGCTAAGCCGCCTTTCGTAACTCGGCAACCAGACCAGGTGCCCAGCCGTGGAACCCCAATGTCCAGTCCCGAACCGCGACAACATCGAACACGGCCGCGTCGAACTCGATACGATCCTTCACCGCCACTGGTGAACCCACTGGTAAATACAGGTCCACATCGACAACTTCCGTTTCGGTCATCGTCGCCGAGCCAACCACCTGAACATGCGGCGCCAACTGAATAGCACCCACCGGAACACCAGGCCCGAACACCGGGATCGTGTTCCCCAGTCCATCCGAATCATCACCCACGTGCGGGTAGTGCGTCACAGTGAACGAAACGGGGAACGTCACAGCCGATGCACCGTGATAGTCGGGATGGGATGCGCGAACCGGCGAACCTCGGCAAGCTCATCGGCGGTGAACAATGAGGTGCTTGAGACCCACTCTGCGTTGCGCTGAGTGAACGGACCAGCCGTGAGTGATACGGCCTGCGACTGCACCGAACCGGGCTGCACCGTCAGATGTCGCGCAACCACAGACGCGACGAGCGCCGTGACGGCTTCCGGCGCGCCGCCGCCGACGTACTCAACCACCACGACCGTTCCGGTTACCAGTGGGCGCCCATTCTCGGATACGTCCACATAGTCACCATCCTGAGTGAAATCCACAGCAGCGCCGTCGATACCCTCAACGCTGCGGACCTCGACCACGAGTCCGGGAAGCCACACCCTGCCGTTGACCACGTTCGCCCGCACACGGGTGACGCCATCGGTGAACACTCGACCCGACGCGCGCTGGAACGCATCGCTGACACGCTCCAGCAGCGCGTCGGCCCGGGCTGACTGCTCATCAGTGAGGTCCGCGGCGCTGGACAGCCCCAGCGCCGCGGCAACATCATCGGCAGTAGCGAGCACTAGCTGCCCGTCTTGTTGAAGACGACCACGCCAGTGGGGCGGACAACCTTGCCGCCGTACACATGCAGAGCACGGATCCGGTCAGAGAAGCTGTCCTGATCCCGCAGAGCCTCAACGGTGTCGATCTGCGACACATACGCCGCCGCCGACGGATGGAACGCGACGAACTGCTCATCGTCGGTGTCCCGCAGGTTGTTCGACTCCACGATCCGGGCGCCCAAGAGGTTCCCGATGGTGCCCGCGCGCAGACCAGCAGCGTCGCCGGAGGTGTCTGCACTGGTCAGCTTCGACCCGGACGACCGCAGCCAGAACGCCATCTCCGCGTTCACGACAACGACACGCCCCACGTTCGGGACGTTCGCCTTCGTCAGCTCCTTGAGCGCCGTGGCGATCAGGTCGAACGCGTCATCAGCGTCCGTAGGTGCCGAACCGCTCAGCGCGGTCCCGTTGTCCACCAGCAGATCGGCGATGAACTTGTCGGTGTCGGTGGCCAGGGCCGTGGCACCAGCACGGGTGTAGGCCTCCAGCGAGCCAGCGACCTGAACCCGGTCGATGTCATCGACCAGGAAGTCGATCGACTTCTCCTGGTCAATGAGCAGATCGACGCCGGTGTCAGAAATGGCGTCCGCCGAGGTCTGCCGGCCAGCGGCCTTGTAGTCCTTGACGGTAGGTGCCACCACGCCAGCGATGTGCACCACGTTGCCCTTGCTGGCGATGCCTTCGTACTCGCGGTTGACGAGGTTGGCGAAAACGGTCTGGGCGGTCCACTCCTCCAGGAGCATGTCCGACCAGAGTTCAGGAATGAAGTTGTTGAAAGCCATTTTTGGCTCCCTTCTGTGTTAGTGGAGTTCTCCACGTAGATAGCTGTCAAGTCGGCCCTCTTCGCGCGCCTTCTTTCGCTCGGCAGGCGGCAGCGCCGCGTACTCGGCCGGGGTGAGAGGCTTCGGGCCTTCAACCTTCTTGTCTGATGTGACTTCCGACGTCGGCACGGCCGACGATGCCGCTTTGGCCTTCAGCGCTTCTTCGATCCGCTTGTTGACGAACTCGTTCCACCGGTCGGCGGATTCGCGCATCTCTTCCTCGGTATCGCCATGAATGAACTCCGGGTCGACTTTCGTTTCGCGCGCCACATCACTTCGGATGCGTTCACGCTCAGCCGTCTCGAACTTTCGTACCAGTTCTTCGATCCGGGCCAGCGGGTCGTCGCCGATCTTTTCCTGCGACTCCCGCCACTTCTTGGCGTCCGCGAAGTTCTCCTTGGCTTGCGCCTCGTTCTTGCGGGCCATTTTCTTCCAGAACTCGACCGTCTCAGTTGGTTTCGGAGCTTGCGTGGGCTCCTCAACCGTGGCGGTTGCGTCCTGGTCGCCTGCCGGTTCCACTGGCTCCGTTACGGCGCTGTGTTCCGACGTTTCTGCTGTCACATCATCAGACATGAGGGTTTGTTTCCTTTGCGGATGGGTTTTCTTTGTGACATGCCCGTTACGGGTCATGTGTGCGTTATCCAGACCGCCGGGGTCAGCGCTGGATGCTTCTGGGGCCTGAGAACTTCTGGTCACGCCATGCGAGGACGGGCCCAACCTCGCCGTGCTCCCGAGTGACGATCAACTTTCGGTAGTCAACGGCGCGTCCGCCGCGATCCGCGATACTCGCGAACGCCTTCACCTGGTCATGCGTCTCGTTGAGAAGCTCCGTGCTGATCGTGTCGAAGTCCATCCCCGGCGGGATCACGTCAATATCGCAATCACAGCCCGGATGAATGGGCATCAACGAGTTTTTGCGGTACCGCATGGTTGATGCGATGACACACAGCGCGCAGTTCTCGCTGCCGGTCAAGACGCGGCGGTAGAACTGGACACCGCTGCGGGCGAACGACGACCTAGCCTGGTGCGTCTTTGCAAGTTGCAGGTCGGTGCCCGCCAGGTTCTCGATACGACGCTGACCGGCCCGGAGTGCCGCTGCGACGCTCTTACCTTCCGACAGTGCCGTACGTGCTGTGATCACAGGTCGCGCGTACACCGTCTCCGACGGCACACCGCGAATCGCGGAAACCTCGACGGCCTGCACCGGTGACTGCTGGGTGACTTCTGCGATGTACACCGAAGTCATGGCCGCCATCGACTCTTGGGCCGCTTGGACAACCGGTGCCACCGAAGATGTCAGCTCTCGCAGTCCACTGTCAGACAGCGTTACCGATGTCCACGCTGCGGACACATATTCGAGCAGTCTGCGCCTCAGTTCAGCGGTCGCAGCCGCATACTCAGCGTGATCCATCTTCCTGGGGGCGCTGCACCGAGTTGCCGGCGAACAAAGTTATCTGCTCACGCGCCCTATCGAGATCGTCCTGCTTGATCTGATCGGCGTTGTAGTTCAGGATATTCCGCCGGATAGACGCCCACGACTCGCCGGCCGCCTTAGCCAGAGAGGCGGCAGCATACTTCTCCCCCAGCGTCACACGATCTGGAGATTCGAACGACACATCCACTGTGTCCTCAACGGCCTCGCCCTCAAGCTGCATCGCCTTGACCAAGATGGCCTCCAGGCCGATCTTCGCTATCGAAAGCCGATCCTGACACTTGAACAAGAAGCCCTTCTCAATGTTGTGCGCACCCTCAGCTGACTGGTTCGCGCTGTCCGGCATCAGCATCGGCAACGGAGTCTTGGTCGCCGACGACAGCTGTCGAATATGCTCCTTTATCGCCGACAACATCGGAGTGAAGTCGTTCGGCTGCGATTCCCAGATATCAACCCCAGGGGGCAACTCCCACAACGCTCCCGGCGCGGCCTCAAAGATCGAGGCGTAGTCGATCGCGTTGCCGTTCTCATCGACCTTCGGCAACCCATTTTCCGTCGACTTCAACGCACGCTGACGGAAAGCCTGGATCGCCATCGTGGACAACAACTGAAGCTCAGCCCGGTTGATCCGGTTGATGATGTCAATGTGAGGCTCCACCTCGCCCATGCCATCAGGGTTCTGGTACACCACCACCGGCGGCGGCGAACCGGTCACTACAGCATCACCAACCGGAACCCACGAGTCTGAGATTCGCGTCACCAGCCTGCGCCGGGACGACGACTGCACAAAGCACGGACGGGCGAACTTTTGCCACCCGTCACCCGACCACACAATCGCAAAATCCGACTCGGCATCGAGGTCCCGCCACCACCGCATAGCGGACCTGATCCGCCACGGCTGCAGCGGGTCAACGCTGACAACCATCGTTTCAGGAGAGTCAGCTGTGATCGTCGCCGTACCGTCATCACGACGCCAGCACGTCAAATACGACTCGCCGAAGTCCAGCCCATACTTGACCCACTGCTTACACACGGAATCCATGCGGTTATCCCGCCAGATGCGCCGTGCACGTAACGCCAAATCACTATCGGCGGAACCACCAACCGTGATGCCATTCGGGATGATCCGGTCAGCAACAGAGTCACGCACCATCAGACCCCAGTTGGTGCGCGCCTCACGCTGAAACGAACGCCACGCCGCAGACGTGTTCCTCGTCAACTCGGGCAGCGGAGCATCCCCATTGGAGTAACGCGCCAACAAACGCACCCGCGACATTCCGTCGTCGATACGCTTCGTCAATACCGGGAGCCATTCCGCTGGCGTTGAAGCAGTCAACAGCTGACCCCCTCTCTGTCTCTATGGCGACTAGTAGATCCGTCTAGGCGCAAACACTTTCGGGCGCGGACGCGCACCATCACGACGCGCATCAACACACGCCTCCCACGACAACATCCCCGCCATCGCAGCATCAAACTTGTCGGCCAAACGGCCATCCTGCTTCTGCATCACCCACAGCGGCTGGCCTGTATCGTCCACCAGCTTCAGCTCACGCCGCCCCGCATGACCCATATGCTCAACAAACTTCGGCCGCCACACATTCGCAGCCAGCGCCGCGTCGCCAGTCGCCAATGCATCGGCATAACCCTGCGTCGCAGCAGCCACACGCCTCAAACTGCCGCCGCCGCCAACCGCCCACTCCACAACCCGATCCGGGAAACGACCCGCCCACGCGGCGATCGTAGAATCCCAGCCCCACGGGTCGCAGTACATGCGCCACACTTCAAACCGCGACATCATGTCCACAACGAGCGCTGTCACCTCATGCTCAGGGACTTCCCACTCTTCGACGTTCTCGGGCCGCTCCCAACAGCCCAACAACATCTGGCGTCCCGTCGCAATCTCAGTGACCACGACAGCCGTCGCATCTCTCCACCGCGACCCGTCAAACCCAGCGGTGACGAACGCTCCATCCGGCACCGTCTCATCGCACTGCACCAGGCGCGTCATATCGAACGCCTGAGAGCCAGACTTACGCCACCGATTCAGATAGACCCGCTCCCAGTAAGCGCGGTCAATACCCGTGCGGTCGTAGTCCTTCGCGATCCGCTCAAACTGCCCCGGCCCCCACTCCCCAATAGGGCCAGTGGCATCCGCGACAGCGGCGACACGCTTCTCCACGGTGGACAGATCATCATGCTCATCACCGGCCCAGCGCCGAAAGAAGAACAGCGACGGGTCCTGCCGCTCACCCCTGGCGATCGACTCCGCCTCAGCTAACACGTCCTCTTCGATGCTGCCCTGACCAGGCTGCCCAGCAGTCGACGTGTACAACGTCCACGGGTCCTCCATCGGCCGCTTCGGCATGTTCTGCAACATCGTCTCGTGCGCGTCACGATGCCTCGGCATAAACAACCGGTGCGGCTCATCGAAATGCTGAAACGTCGTCCGCGCGCCATCGCGAGACCCCGGAGCATTCGACACAGCAACAGCGAACCCATCCTCGCCACCCGAAGGCGACAACCGGACGATCCGCTCCTTGCTGATATCAAACAGATCAACATCGGGGCCGTTCTCCAAGATGTACTTCAGCACACCGAACGCCAGCTCCGACACCTGCTCCTCGGTGACCGCCATCATCGGAATCACCGGCGACCGCACCGGCCGACCCACAGGATTCCCCGCGGCGTCAAAACCGTCACACCGAACCGGCGCCTCTGGATGCAACTCCACACCGCAAATCCACGCCGCGAACTCGGTCTTGGCTACACCCTTCCTGAGTTCGACACCGGCCCGCTCAAACCGCCGACGGCCAGCCAAACGGTGCCCACGCGGATACAACTCATACAGCCGATACACCAGCGCGCGCTTCTCGTCATCGAGACGTGCAGGCTGACCCGACAGCGAGCCCGGGCCGAACACCATCCGATCCTCAATGAAGTCGCACACCTGCGGACCCAGCGTCGGGAACGCCAAATCCACGGCCGGCACCTGAAGTACAGCCATCCAAGCTGCCTCGGTCGAACCGCTACGTCACAAGCTTCAGGCGCGGATCGTCACCGGGAGCAGGATGACTCACGGGCGCGGCCTCCGACTTCCGCCGCTTCGACCCCTTCGCCTTGGAATCCTCCGTCGCCTCAATCTGCCACTCCAACCGGCGGCGAGCCAACGGATTCGTCCCATAATCGGTATCGGCTTTCTCCAGCCGAACCTGAGCCTCCGCCCGCGCCTTCGCGGTATCCGCGGTCCAAAAATCGTTGTACAACATCGCCACACGAAACAGCCCGTTGATATCCGAATCGGTGTACTCCGGGGCCATCGGCGACGCCCAAATGTCATTCCACCAACGCACCGTCAACGGATGCCACACCACACCATCCGGCAACTCAGGAGCGACCAAATCATGATCCGCAGACAACGTAGCCCGCGTCGACGACTTATTGCGCCGAGCGCGCACAGAAGGATCTTTAGGTAGGGGTGGCATGACATTCCTCCCATTTCGGGAATCAACAAGGTATCAGCAAAACCGCAGGTCAACCCCATTTCGGGGATGCCGCGAAACCCCCGGGTTCCGTACAGACCAAAATCTGCA